AGGGACCTGAAGTATCCGAACATCTACTACGAGAAGTTCGCCAAGTCCAGCGTCTACCAAACCTACTCGGAAGAGGATGTGCGGAACTTGACACCTGGAATTACCACCACAGTCAAGAACCGTCAGGCAATGCTTGCCAAGCTTGAAGAGGTGCTCCGCAATAGGCGTTTGAAGGTCTATTCCTCCCGCCTTGCCGAGGAGCTCAAGACCTTTGTTTGGAACCCAACAACCAACAAAGCTTCCGCCATGAAGGGGTACAACGACGACCTCATCATGTCCATCGCAATTGGTTGCTACCTCTACGAGGCAAATGAGAATCATGTTGACACCAATGCCTTGAATGCCGCCATGTTGGCTGCTTGGGGCAAAAACGTCACCCAAATGAATCCAGCGGGTTATTCCAACCAACAGGTTCCAGATGGGGAAGCTCCATTGGCCTTCCAGCGTGTCAGCCACGGTTCGGCGTACAACCACCAGAACGGCTACTACAACAAGCCATTCAACCAGCAGAACATGAAACCAGGAGTGTCAGCCCAGCAAGCTAGACCAGCAGTCTCGGCCTACAATGCTTACTCTTGGTTGTTCGATGGCGACCCAAAACCGAAAAAAGAAGGTTGACGCAACCCAGCTTTGTGTCAAAGCTCTCGGAGCTATGCACAAGTTCCTCCGAGCAGCTTTCGACCTTGCAAAGGAACATACCTTTGATCCCCACCTGGAGTACAACCATTGTGCGGTTATCGCCAAAGGTGGGAAGATCCTTTCCGTTGGGTACAACTACCGAGGCACGAATCCACTGACGGAGCACTACAGGACCAAGGAACATACCTGCACCGTTCATGCCGAAATTGATGCAATCGTATCGAAGCGGAAGAAGGTGCGGTTTGAGGGAGCCAAGGTCTACGTTGTTCGCATCAAGTCTGACGGAAACGTTGCAATGAGCAAGCCCTGCGAGATGTGTCAGCACGTCCTCTACAACTACGGGATCAAGCGGGCTTACTTCTCGACCGGCGAATTCCCATTTGTCGGGAAGATGAAGATTGACAACCCAGCCAAGGTTGCGTAGATTGGGTCCATGACTCAAGAATACCAACCGATCCATGACAGAGCAGCAGGACTCCCTCGCCCACGCCATCCAGTGATCCTCTTTCGAGAAGGCGCTGGTATGATGGATGAAAACGAGCTGGCTGCCGCAAAGAAACACTTTGTGACGGTCAAGAGCCGTATGTCAGTTTCGGGGAACTCGCTGGTGATCGGTAGGTACTCTGTCCTTCCGTATTACAGCGAGCTGGAGAATGACTTGAACTCGGTTGGAGCAAAGCTCATCAACTCCTATGGGGAGCACAGGTATGTTGCCGACCTCCAGAACTACGCTGCTGACCTGGATGAACTCACACCAAAGACCTGGAGCTGGAGAGACTTCCCGTATCTCCCTGACATGCCTTTGGTTGTGAAGGGGGAAACCAACAGCAAGAAGGACAAGTGGAACACCCACATGTTCGCTCCCACCAAGGCAGACGCAATTGCTGTTTACCAGCGGTTGATGGATGATTCCCTTCTGTCCCGCCAGCAAATCTACGTCCGGGAGTATGTTCCTCTCAAGAAGCTTGGCGTCGGGCTTTACGAGCAACCCATCACAGTGGAGTTCAGGTTCTTTGTGCTCCACGGAAAGGTGGTTTCCAGCGGCTTCTATTGGTCAAACCACCTGGGAGACATCCAAGAGGTTCCCTCGCCTTCCATGGTCCCCCAGGAGTTCCTGGAGGCTGCCATTGACAGAGTCAAGGACAACGTCAGCTTCTTCGTGATGGACGTTGCTCTCACAGAAAGTGGGCGTTGGATCGTCGTTGAGCTGAATGATGGTCAAATGTCAGGCTTGTCCGAGAATGACCCCAATGTTCTCTATGGGAACATGAAGAAGCTGCTCTGGACGAACCCGTAACTCTTTTCCCCTTGACTCAACTCAAGGGCAAGCTTAGACTACTTAGCATCAACGGGCGCGACCCGGTTTCGACGTGGATAGCAAAGGATTGATAGCGTGACGGCAGGTGGTTGGCGCTGCCTTAAAGAAGCTGACCAAAAACACAAGGCGCTGAAGAAGCCCTCCTTCTCGCTGCTTAATTGCACGAGACACTGCCTGAGAGCTCTGTTCGGGCGTTCAAAGCAGTGATTCAATCGAACAAGGTTCCCCGAGATGCTTGTGGTAGGGAGAACCGAGATACTACAAGAACCTCCCCCAAAGGCCCCCTTGTTGGCGTTTGGGAGGAGTACAATAGCAAGGAAGGTCACGTAGGATAGTTGATTCAGCGGTATTCGCGGACGGCGGTTCAATTCCGCCCGCGTCCACCATCATCCCTGCTTCAAGCAGCGGTCAAATGTCAGAAGATAACAGCACCCTAACCTTCTACTGCGACAACAAAAGGCACTTGATCTGTGTCCCTTACTCAGTGGAGAATCTTCATAGGATGGCAGAGATCCTGGGCATCAAGAGGTGTTGGTTCCATAACTCCCCAGGACATCAACACTACGACATTCCAAAGAGGAGAATCGCTGAGATCCAAGCCAAGTGCAAGGTGATCACGGATCGAGAACTCCTTGCTTTGATCAAAGGAGTAAGATGACTTTCATTCCAATTCGCCCCAATTCCCCTCCTCTAGAGGGGAATGTACCACCTGAGCTTGCCAAAGCTGTCAGGCAGGCAGTTGCAGATACATGTGGTCATTTCTGGACCGAGGAATGCAACTCCCACCTTGCCATCAACATTTGCCTGGAGTTCCCAGGTCACGATGAATCCTTTTGCCGCCACGGAGACAAGGCTATTCCTTGGCAGGATGTAAGCAAGCGATTGCAGGCATTAGGATTTGTGGCGGATAAGAAAATGGCATTCTTGAGGTGGGTTTCTCCAATTCCCATTCTAACGCAGGTCAAGAAAAGACGTGACAGGAAGTGGTTCGATTGGCTCAGGAAGGTATTCAAATGCTGAAAAACCCAAATGGAATGACAGTCAAAGAGCTCAAGGACTACCTCAAGGACCTCCCCGAGGTTGATGAGTTCGGTGAAGCTTACGAGGTTTGGCTGCAAACCCAAGAAGGACACAGTTCCCCTGCGGTTGAGGTGTGTCGCTTGAATCAGGGTGACATTATCCTCAGCCATAGCTGACGGCAAGATTCGAACCAAAGCCGCTGGTTTGGTAAAGCATTGGCCTAAGTGGGTATTTTGCTCTCGAACAAGATACCATCGCGAGTCGAAGAGATCGAGCCTTCGATGTGAACCTGAAGCTAACGTGATTTGTTTGGGCGGCAAGCTAAGGTAGCAATAGTTACCTTAGCCTGGGGCCATAGCTCAGTTGGGAGAGCGCGACAATGGCATTGTCGAGGTTACCGGATCGTTCCCGGTTGGCTCCACTACAACAGTTGACTTTTCTCACAGACTACATTCCATGCAATTGAAATATCACTGGAATGGGATGAGTCGTGGAAGTCTCGTCAAGTTGATCAGGAACGTCTACCAGCGTATGGATGGTACACCTTACGGTGGCATCTACTACGAGGAGCCTGGGCACTTGATTGCCGAGCGTGGGTTGGTAGGTAGGTTCATTGCGAAGACTCCAAGGGGGATTCTGGTGGAGTTTAAGAACTCCACGGGTGGAGTCCTCGGCCTAGTGCTGGACGACTTCGCTGTGGAACGCTACCTAAGCGTATGATCCAATCTTCTGACGAAGAGTTGATTGAAGCGGTAAAGAGCTCCCGTAGTCTTCGTAAGGTCGCCCAGGCACTCGGATTGAATTGCCGAGGTGGTGAATCAACGAAGCGGGTTGCAAGGAAGATAGCTGACCTTGGGTTGGACACCACCCACTTTGTCTTCGCTCACAGTGCAGAACCCTCCAGGAGCACCCCACCCATCGGGAAACGCTCTAATAGACGCCAGAGGCTTCTCGATCACATCTTGGTGGAGAACTCTCCTCTCGACAATCTGAGGGGCCACAGGCTGACTCTGGTTGCAATGGGCGTGTTGACTGATTACTGTGTTGGGTGTGGCGGCAAATCCATTTTCAGTTTTGGAGAAGAGAAGAAGATTCCTCTCCAGATTGACCACATCAACGGAAACAACCGAGACAACCGTCCAGAGAACCTGAGACACCTTTGCCCCACTTGCCACTCCCTGCAACCAACAGAGGCGGGCAAGAAGTCAAAAGGAAGAAAGCAGAAGAAGACCCATGACACGAGAGCAGCTCCTACTGGAACTCCTGAGCAGGAAGCTCAAGGAAGAGAAGAAAGCCAAGACAGCCTGGGAACAACGAGGGCCGAAGGACCGATGGCTTGTTCTGCTTGACGAGCTGAAAAGAGCAGAAACAGAATTGAACGAAGTCCTTGACGTGATCAAGGAGCAGTATTAGCCTATCTACATGCAAGAGAGCCAAATGAACGCCCACCCTCACCCGAACATATCTCGCTGGAGATAGAAAAGGAAAAGTCATGCGAAAAGACATGTTTAAGGTGATTGTCGAAAGACCCAGGGCCTCGGGACGTACCCCCGTACAAACGCCAACCCGTGCGGCTGTGGCTCGTGCTGAGATGCAACGTATCATGCACGAGGGGTATGAAGAAGATGAGGATGGTGTCGCTTACACCACAGACAACACCCTCAAGGCATTTGAGCCCATCAAGAGCCGCTACGATGGTCACAGGTCGTTGAACGAGAACTTGGCCCCACTCTTCCGTTTCTTGGAGAAGAGCGTTGGACGCCCCTGGGATGAGGTTTACTCTGAGGTCAGAGAACACTTGAGGATGGACAGTGCCGTGCAGTTGCACGTTGTCCAGCACCTCAACTGGACGGTGACCGAGAAGACCTACATTGGTGAGGACGGCCATGTTTATGCGACGGATCGTTCTTGGCATCGCAACTACAACGCCCTTGATCTTCCCGCTCCCTACTCCATGCACAGCTACTACGTCCATCCTGAGACGAAGCTCCTCTGCCGTCAGCCACGTTTGAGCAATAAGGCTCGGCTTGCCAAGGAAGTCAAGGTTCTTCCTTATGAGAAGTACCGTCAATTCCGTTTGATCGGCGGGAAGTGGATGGTTGTGGAGCTGGCACCTGTCCAGGTTGGTAATCCCAAGCAGGCTGCAAACGGTCGTGTCATCAAGTACGACTACAAGACTCAGAGGAACTTCAGCTACCCCAACTATGACTTCCCGGACGTGCTCTTTCCCAATGGACTCAAGGGAGAGAAGCGTTATGAGGAGTACGGAGACTTTGAGCTCTACGCCACCGTTATTCGTGACGTTGGTGCTCGTGAACAGAAGGTCTTGGAGACCTTGCTCAAGAAGGAAAAAGAATGAAACTGGTCGATTCGCTCCAGAAGTATCCCAGGAGTGTCGTGGAAACAATCATGATGCGGGTGAAGTCCATCAGCAACACCATTGAGGAGGGCGACGCTGTCCTCATCAAGGAGCTGGAGGAGCCCACCCCACCCCAGGAAGGTGACAATGTCTACCACGTCAACTTCCAGTCGTTCACGGAGTACCTCAAGAGTCAAGGTAAACCTGTGACGATCCCTGAACTCCTGGATGCCTACGAGAAGTGGACGGATGTCTTTTGGGAGCTGGCAAAGGCCAATGTGGGTCATTACCACAACAAGAAGGTTGTGGCCCACGTCCTTTCCCACCGCAAGGTCATTGAGACCTTTGCGAACTTTCTTGCAAAGGAGTGATCAGCCCAAGCCGTCGTACGAGTAGTACGGATCTTCTTGTGTGCTGGAGACCACAGGGGCGGACCCTGTCAGAATTGGGAATGTTCTTGGGTTGACCATAGTCATTCCAGCGTAGACAGACACGTTCGAGCTTCCTGTAAGTCCGACAATGTAAAGTGTCTTGACCCTTGCACGGAACGAGAAGGTTTCTCCGACGTAAGAGCTTCCAGCGGTTTGGTTGGTTCCGACCAAGAACCTATTGGTGCCAAGAGCCCCGCTCATCGTAAATGCCACTCCCACAGATGAAGCACCTGGGGTGGCATTGTGCACATGAATCTCGCTGGTAACCTTCGGGAAATTGATTGTCCAAACCGAACCAGAGGCAATAACAGAGGACGAAACCCACGGAAGTGGAGACGCCATGTACTCGGCAACGTTGTTTAGTCCTGAAGCTGGTGGTTGAAATGTCATTTCAGTCTTCCTACAGGCTAAATAGCTTCGAAACCCATTTAGGCGTATGAAAACCAAGTACCTAGCCGAGACCGTTTCCCCTGACATTGCCATTCATGCCGAAGGAACAGCAGCAAAACTCTTTGCCGCCGAGGTTCCCATCTTTGATGGCCAGGGCGAGGAGTACGTTGACCTTGCTGTCTTCCTCGGAGCCCTTCGTGCACTCTACATGATCCACCAGAGCCACCACTGGCAGTCCCAAGGGAAAACCTTCTACAGCGACCACCTTCTCTTCCAGAGGCTCTACGAGGGCATTGCACCGGAGATTGATCAAGTCGCTGAGAAGTTGGTTGGCCTGGGCGGAATCAAGCTGACAAACTACTTTGCTCAGATGCACCACATGACAACCTTCCTGAAGACTGTCAGCGACAAGAGCAAGTCTCCAAGCGAGGTCTCACTTCTTGCCGAGGCCATTTTCATTGAAATGGGCAACCTCATGCTCACAAGGTTGGCGGAAGCTCGGAAAGGTGCGGATCAAACCATGCACATGGCCAATCTACGCACCCCCGGTTTGGAAAACATGGTAGAGGGCATTCTCGACTTGCACGAGAGTCACATCTACCTTCTCAGTCAGAGACTCTCTGCTTGAGCCTCAGTGCGGCATATCCATGCCGTGACCACCACCAACTACCCGAAGGCACCTTGTTGGGATGTAGGCCACTTTCTCGTAGTAATCAAACCGAACTGGGAGCAAGTGCACAAGGTCAGCACCACCCATAGTCGGAGTCTTCTCTTCTCCAACCAACTGAAGTCGGTTTGCTTGGATTGTTGGTCCAGCTACGGTACCAAGAGTGCCACCCTTGACTCCACCAATACGGGTGAGCTGGACTCCACCATTGCTCTCCATGACGTAATACCCGTCAGGGCGAACGTTTGGTTGGTAAACCATGATAGTAACGCTGTCATCCCAGGTGGAGCCATCCCCCACCTTGACCCTGTCTCCAATTGCCATCAGCTAATCTCCGATGTTGGGGCAACGTCTGCCAGGGATGGAGTAGCTCGGCTCTTCTGGATAGCCAGGAATGCTTGATAAACAAGCGCCTTGAGCTGCTCACGCTGAATATCTCCCAGCAACTCCTCGATGAAATCAGGCGAGAGTTGAACTCCCGTCTGCGTCTCGATGACTTGGGCGATTTCTTGGACGAGGTTTTGCTTCTGCTCTTCTTGATCCATGTTTTTCTCCTACTATTCTTCGTCCCCACTCATTGGGGCTTCCTTTTCGTTGAGAATCACACTATCGCATGTGAGCATCAGCCCGACAACCGAAGAGGCATGTTCAAGTGCACATCTCGTCACTTTTACGGGGTCAATGATCCCGCCAGCAACCAAATCCTGGAACTTGCAGGTAGCTGCGTTGTATCCAAAGTGAAGCTTTCCCAGTCCTGGGAAGAAGTCATTCTGGAAGTCAGAAAGTTCACCACCTGGGACAACAACCTCTGCATTGTACGTGTTCATTGCTGTCTCAAGTTGGTTTGCCACAACTTCCGGCGACTTGCCGGTGTTCGAGACGATGGTGAACAGCGGAGAACGGCAAGCATTCAGGATAACGTCAATGCCAGCACCAACATCGCCCCGTTGCTCGTGGACCTTCTTGAGTTCCTTCTCAGCAATCTTCGCTGCGTAGAAGAGAGCACACCCACCGCCAGGAACAATGCCTTCCTTGACAGCAGCAATCGTAGCGTTGTGGGCGTCCTCAACCCGATCCTTGCGTTCGAGAATCTCCGTCTCCGTAGACCCTCCAACCTTGACCACTGCCACGCCACCAGCAAGCTTTGCAAGGCGTTTGCGGTAGCGATCAATGCGGAGGTCATCCAAGGTCCCATCCTGTGCCAAAGCGGCTCGTAGGGTCCTCACACGCTCTTCCACCTTCTCCTTCAACTCAGGATCAGGCGAACCAACAATTGTGGTAGAAGTCCTGGTAACCACAACCTTTGCTGCCAAACCAAGGTGCTCCAACTCCAAGTTCTTCAACTGAAGAGGGCTCGAAGCATCGAGTACGGTTCCACCGACAACACAGGCAATGTCGCCGAGGATATCCGTGCGGTTGTCACCGTAGGATGGTGCCTTGACAGCGCAGCACATCAGGTTTCCCTTCAATCTGTTCACAATCAAGGTCTGAAGCGCAGGCCCCTCAACATCGTCTGCGATGATCAAGAGCGACCTATCTGCATTGGCGATCTTTTCCAGAATCGGAAAGAGCTCATCCAAGGAGGAAATCTTTCGGTTCGTTGCAAGAATCAATGGATTCTCCAGCTCAACCGTGTTCTTCTCGGAGTTCGTCACGAAGTAAGGGGAAAGGTATCCACCGTCAAACTGCAAACCTTCCACAACCTCAAGGATCGTAGAAGTGGACTTTCCAGGTTCGACTGTGATGATTCCGTCTTCTCCAACCTTCTCGATAGCTTCGGCCAGGAGTTCGCCGATGTTGGTGTCTCCATTGGCCGAGATGGTACCAACGTTGACAATATCGGTCTTTGACCGTACAGGCGTTGCAAGCTGCTTGAGAGCCTTCAGAACCTCTTCTGTTGCCAAATCCATGCCACGCTTGACCTGGACAGAGTCCCTGCCAGAGGAAATCATCTTGATTCCCTCCTTGAACATCGCATGAGCCAGAACCGTTGCAGTTGTTGTACCGTCTCCTGCAATGTCGTTGGTCTTTGAAGCAACCTCCTTGATCAACTCAGCTCCCATTGACTGAAGCCTGTCCTTCAAGTTGATTGACCGAGCTACCGTAACCCCGTCCTTTGTGATCAACGGAGCTCCAATGGTAGCGTCAATCGTCACGTTGTGACCAGAAGGACCCATGGTCGAGGCAACTGCCTTTGCAAGAATGCTTGCCCCTTCAAAGAGCTGCTTTCTTGCTTCATCACCAAAGACCACTCTTTGGTGAATACCCTGGGTTGCTGCCAAAAGTGCTTGCTGTGTTGCCTTGTTCACTGATTAGTCTCCCGAATTGTTCTCATTACCAATCCACGTACACTTCTTCGCCGGTTTCCAGTTTGATCTTCCGTCGACTCTCCCCCACTACGGGAACTTCCTCGTCAGGGGTCACCATCCTTCGAATGTGGTCCCGGAGAGGCGGTTGTACGAGCTGCGTCTGTTGCTGCCCATTTTGGATTTGCAGTGGGTGTGGGCCAGATTGAACTGGTTCGTTTGGTTCAACCCTTCCATCAAGGAGAGCTTCGGGGTCGAGTTTCCCACCCTCACCCTCAATGGAGCTTGTCTCCTGAACGATATCATTCTCGGGAGTCACTCCATACCACTGTTCAACCTGCTTCTTTGCCTCAGTCATCATCTCCGCAAGAAAACTCTCAAGTCGTCCACGAAGGAGTTTCTGAATCTCATCAAGGGACTCGTAAACCTCACCGTTTACGCGGTTAAGGTCGACTGTCACACGTTGAGTTTCGTTGGGACCGAAGGTGACCTTGTAGTTCATCACCTCGTGGAGTGTCCCGTCGCTCCTGCGGACCTTCTTGTGATTCTCTTCAACGACAATGGCCGGGATGATCTTCTGCGACTTGTTGGAGAGGATATACAGGATCTTACCGATCGGAAATCGTTTGCCAGCCATTGTGGTTCACCGCTTTCAGCGTCCAGTTCCAGCAAGTTGCTTCATGTAATCCTCTGTGAGGACCAAGATCACTTCCTGTGAACCCGACTGTCTCTCGTACGGCATGAGGTCAACTTCTTCAAGCATTTTGCGGAGCTTGGTATCCCTCTCATGTCCACCGTAGTTCTGAAACAGGTACATGAGCTTGTTTACAACCGAAACGTGCATTCTCATTGCTTAGGGCCTTTCTTCGTCTTGTTCTTTTCTACCGCTGCCATGACTTTGTCCAAAATGGCTTGGCCGGAAACTGTAGCTTCTTCGAGAGGCTTCATTCCAAGGGCAGTGCGGACCATGTTGTTCAAGTGCGGAGGAAGTTTCTCTTTGAGAATTTCCATGTCCACAAACTTGTGCATCAGGGAGTCCACAATCTCGATGGATTCCCCGTTTGGTCCTGGTTCAACCTCGCCTGTTTCCCGTCGTTCTTCAATGAAGAGTACGGGAGGCATCTTCTTGCCCGCCTTCAAGAGGATGAAAGGGAACTGGTTGGCCGGTTGCCCTGGCAACGGCTCATCGTAGCAAATCTCTGGAACTTCGTACTTCTCTTGTGCCATTGTGGTCTCACTTGGAGTCCGGGAAAAACGGACGCTCCACGATCCATTCTTCTCTCACAAGGAAAGCAATCTGTTTAGCCAATAACGGCTAACTCGTCATACGCCGGGATACTGCCGACGCAACTCTTCCACGTCGATATACTCCATGACCTTCGCAATCTTCACTTGTTCAAGGTCAAGGACCACATGCTCGATTCTCGTTTCAGAGCGCACAGGGATGAAAATGACTTCAAACGCCTGATCTTCTTGACACTCACTACCCATGCCAAAAGTTTCCCGGACGCCCTCAACGTACGAGGAAATATCCCCTTGCGCAAGACCCCGACAATCGAGGTAGACCAACCTAACGATTCGAATGTTCTTCATCCGTCAATCCGTTCCAGGACTTCGACCATCGTGTCGAAGGTGTCCTTGTGGTCAACCTTTTCCTTGACCGCAACGACACGCATAGCAGCCTTCAGGGCCTTCATGTCGAGCTTGTCCTTGTACTCCTCCATCAGGTCCTTCTCGTCCTGCTTCAGGAGCTCCTGCTCGTTCTTGATGCGCTTCATCTTCTCCACGAACTCCTGGATGATTGGCTCCAGGTCCGTGATGCTGCTCGGCATTGTGTCTGCGCCCATACCTTCGTCTTCTGCTCTTCGTACCATGTTGTACCTCGACGCCCAATCTAACGGACAGACGGGGAGCTGTATACCACGAAGGAAAAAAATAGCCCTACACCCCTCGAAAACGGACAGTGGAGGATTACCAAGAAGAGAGAAGAAGGGGATCTTCTATTTCATAGAAAGGAGGGTCTTGATCCCCCCTTGGAGCTCGGCCTGGGCTTCAGGGTATTGGGAGGCAAGCTCTTGCATCTTCTTAACCCAGAAGTCCCTGTATGTCTCCTTGAGCTTTGGCACCATAGCTTGGGCAACAGTAGGATTGTCCTGGGGAGGTACCTGTCCGCTTTGGTTCAACTGCTTCAGAGCTTGACCGATCTGTGCAAACCCTTGATCGTTCCTTGCCAGCCTTCGGAGCTCGTCATAGGACTTGGCGCTCATGAATCGCTTGACGTGGTCAACAATGACATTCACCCCATCTTGACGCATCTGTCGAGCCAGAGGGCTTTTCTGGAATGCAGCTTGGACCTTTTTGTCCTTGAGGATCTTGAGGATCTCGGAGCTGTCTCCAGCTTCCTTGGCCTCTGTAACCCAACCATCGTCAGCATACCCACCACCCTGAGTTGCCCAAGCACCCGCACTGTGTCCGCCAGGGTCATGGAACCCCACATTGGCAACACCAGAGATAGCTTTCTGGACATCCCCAAAGATCGCCGAGTCTCCCAGGAAGATTCCAATAATCTTCAAAGCGGCGGCAGGAACCTTTGCTGCCAACTGAGCAGCGAGGATAGTGCTTGGAGCAAGAAGGAAGGCTAGACCAAAGGCATCATTGGATGTAATGGCATCCAGGTTGGCCTGAAGGGTCTTCCCGTACTTCTTCTTGAGGTCATCGACCTTCTTCTTTTCATCTTCCCGGAAGGACTCATAGTCAAACTCCAGGAACGGGACAAAGAGGGTTGGCAGTCCATAGAGGAAACCCTTGACAACCGTTTGCACCTGGGTTGAGAGCCTCTCAATTCCATAGGCGGCTGTGATACCAACGTCAACAAATGGCTGAATGAACGTGTTGTAGAGGTCATTCTCTCCTTCGGCTTCAAGGAGGGCTTCCACAAGCTCCCGTACTTGCTTGTTTCTTGAATCTTGCTTCATTGGGGCGCTTTCGTCTCTGCTCGTTAAGTAGGACCAGCGCCCACCCCTTTTTCTTTTGTTCCCACCCAGGGTCGTGTAGCTTTGCTGGATCTAGCTCCAGCTTTACCCCCGTCTCTCGCTCCCAGTATTCCATCACCGCTCTGTCGAAGTCATTCAAGGTGTGCTTCTTTGTACAGGGGTGTCTCGCTGAGAATAGTGCCCGAGACGGGGTGGGGAAGTTGTTAATCAATTGGCGCTTGATGATCAGGTAATCGGCTGTTGTATCCCCGATATACCCAATCACCTCATTGATGCGTTCTTTCAAAAAGGGCGGGATGGTTTCCATTGGCACTTAACGGTCGCACTTTCTGCGACTCTATTTAGGACCATCCTGGGATTCCCACAATGGCCGCTCATCTATAGGATAGTCCAGAAATTGGCATACTTCCAGACAACTCGTGTTGTGGCCGGGAATATAGAGAAATAACATGGCTGCACCGCGTGATGATTCCTTTTTCAATCGCCTGACAAGGCTTTTTCGTTCTGGCCCATCTGTCCGTCGCAAGATTCGTGGCTACGACGACTCTGGCTACTACGACAAACAAGCAGTTTTGGCTGCAAGGTCAGGTTCAGGGAATGGAATGATCCCTTTCCGCAAGGGAACTTCCCACAACTCCCCATTCTCCATGCTCGGTGGTTCGGACATTATGGCCCGAATGACCCGCTACATGGAGTATGCGGAGATGGAGTACACCCCTGTCATGTCGAAAGCCTTGGATGTTCAGGCTGACGAAGCTTGCTCTGGGGACGAGAATGGAAAGAACTTCCACATCTACTCCGACAACCCGGATATCAAGGAAGCTCTTTCTGAGCTCTTCTACGACATCCTGAACGTGGACTTCAACTTGAGGGTTTGGATCAGGAACCTCTTGAAGTACGGTGACCTGTTCCTCTACAACGAGGTGGCCCCAGGTATCGGTGTTGTCAACGTCATGGCCTTGAATGTCAATGAAGTGGAACGAGACGAGGGGTATGATGCAAATGACCCTTACGCTGTCCGCTTCCGTTGGCACAAGAATGGACAGAAGGTGTTGGAGAACTGGCAGGTTACCCACTTCCGTATCCTTGGAAACGATCAGTTCGCTCCCTATGGAACCTCTGTCCTGGAGTCAGCTCGTAGGATTTGGCGTCAGTACGTGATGATGCTCGACGCAATGTTGGTTTACCGCCTTGTTCGCTCTCCAGAGCGCAGGGTGTTCTACGTTGACGTTGGAACTGTTGCCCCAAATGACATTCCAAACTACATGAACACCATCATGTCCACCATCAGGGGACAGACGGCAGTGGACAAGGAAACAGGCCGTCTTGATGAGAGGTTCAACCCAACAGACGTTCTTGAGGACTACATCGTCCCTGTTCGTGGAGCCAACTCTGGAACAAGGATTGATACCCTTACAGGCGGAACGCACCAAACAGCCACGGAAGACATTGAAATCATCCAATCCCAGCTCTTTGCTGCCTTGGGTGTTCCAAAAGCCTATCTTGGTTATGACGAGATGCTCTCTTCCAAGGCAACCTTGGCCCAAGAGGACATTAGGTTCTCCAGGACGATCCAAATCTACCAGAAGATCATCATTTCCGAGTTGAACAAGCTCGCAATCCTTCACCTCTACGCCAAGGGCTTCGAGGGAGAGGACTTGATTGACTTCCAGCTTCGTCTTTCCAACCCATCCTCTGTTGCCCTTCAACAGAAGTTGGACCTCTGGAAGACAAAGATCGACATTATCGGAGCTGTCGACCAAATCGAAACTCGATTCCTTCCAATGGAATGGCTTTACAAGGAAATTCTTGGCTTTACCGAGGACGAAGTCAAGGGACTCAGGGAGAAGCTCAAGGCCGACAAACGCTTTGCCGTCGAGCTTGATTCTATTGTTGACGCCGACACCACAGGAGAGAATACCGTTGATCCATTCGACGGTTCGACCTATCTGCCTCCAGGGGGCTCTCAAACAGCAGACACGTCACTTCCTTCACCTCCAGTGAATTCTTCCCTTCCTGGGGCTCCTGCTTCGCCCAATGCCCCACCTGACGCTGCTCCTTCCACTGTCTCCCCTGTGGCTTTGAAGCTGAGTCAGGGAGAGGTTCCAATCAAGGTCAATCCTCAAGTCAGGATGGACAAGAGGAATGCAAGAAGAAGGAAGAGTGATCTTGCTATCCAAGCGGACCAACCAGACTTCGCTGCGATGTTGAATCCTGGGAAGAACACTTCTCTCCGGGATCTCTACGACAAGAACTTTTTGGATGATCCTCTTTCGGAGCAAATCAGGAAGGATCTTCGTGGCGTCAGGAGCAACCTCTCCAGGGATGTGAAGAAGATGCTGGAGCGCTTTGATCAAGCTAAGGGTCGTAAGAAGATGCTCACAGAAAAGGAAGCCCCAGCTCCAACTGACGATGTGCTTGTTGACATCATTGGAGAAGAGGAACTCGACCTCGGCGATATTCTGGTTGAGGAAACAGCCTCAAACAGCCAAAATGTTCCAACTTTCGCTGTGTTGGCAGAGCTCGGTTTGGAAATCAAGGAGCCTGAATCAGAGACTTGAAAGCAAGTTCTGGTTTTTGCCAAAATGAGCCAGCTAATTAGAGGCAACACCAAGGCGCGAGGGCAAACCTCGAAGGAATCTCCTGAAATGTTGAAGTCCACAACCCTGAAGCACAACAAGAAGCGAAATGTCGGTCTCCTGAACGAGTTCTTTGCTCGTTATATCGCCAAGGCTATCCTTGAGAAGAGGGACAGTGACATTGAGCAAGCGAAAGCCCTTTATGCCCGTCATTTCCAAAAGGGAACGGAGCTGAGTCGTGAGCTTCGGTTGTTCACCAACCTTTTTGAGACCCGTGTGGAGTCGAGGGAGGCAGCAAATTCTTTGCTTGGTCAAGTTAAGGAAGCCTGCAAGCTTCAATCCCAAGCCAGAATTGACCTGGAGAAGACAGCCCTTCTCCACGAAATCAACCAAACCTTTGGGGAGTGCAACTTCTTTGACCAGGAGATTGTTGAATATCGTGATTACGCGACCATTCAAGTGCTCTTGAACCACTGGCGCGGGAGAATCGTTACGGAGAACCTCAGTGAGGCAGCTCAATTGGAAGACAAGCTCCTGAACAGGTTGGTGAGCAAGCTTCCTGTCGCCGAGAGCAAGTCCTTGAACATGCAGGAGTCTGAGGTTGACGGGCTGGTTGTGAACCTGATGATTCAGAAGTTCAACCAAAGATTCGGCACCATGCTCAACGAGGAGCAGAAGAAGCTTCTTCGCCTCTATGTCTTCTCGAAGGACAATGTTTCCTCCAAGGAAGAGTTGATCAAGCTCCTGGAGGGTTTGAAAGAGAAGTCCTCCAAGTTGTTGGAGACAGCCATCCTCCGGGACAAGGACGCTCAGAAGGTAAAGACCAAGCTGACCGAGGTAAAGCAGATGCTCCAGGAGACCTACCAGGACACCAGCAATCTCGATGATTCCTTGGTCACCTTCTACATGTCAATTTCCAAGCTAAACGAGGAGCTCTCCAATGAGTAAGCTGCTTTTGCAAGAATTCGCCCAGTTCGATTACAAGAAACCAACCGACGAGGAAGGCAAGCCTCGCCTTTCCAAGTATGGGAACATCCTTGTCAGGGGTGTTATCCAACGTGCAGATGCCTTGAACCAAAATGGCAGGGTTTACCCAAAGCACATCCTGGAAAGAGAAGTGCGCAACTACATGACCATGGTCAAGGAGCGTAGGGCAACTGGAGAACTGGACCACGCCGATTCACCAACCGTGAACCTTCAGAACGCTTCCCACATTATCACGGATATTTGGTGGGAGGGCAATGACCTCTGGGGAGAGATTGAGGTTCTTGAGGACCTTGATCAAGGAAGAAACCTCAAGGGTCTCCTGAAGAATGACGTGAAGGTTGGAATCTCTTCCCGAGCTCTTGGCAGTGTCCAAAAGCTCTCTGAAGCCGATGTAGTTCAAGAGGACCTTTACCTTGTTTGCTGGGACATTGTCTCCGAGCCGTCCACTCATGGGGCGTTCATGATGAAGGAAGCCAAGAGCTTCTCTGACGATGAGGTTCGTCGGATCATGAGCAAATCGGATCGTATTGATCGTGCAGCCAACGAAATTCTTGCTTTGAAGGGTAAGCGCAAATGAAATTGAACCGTTCCGAACTGAAGTCAATCATCAAGGAGTGTCTCCTGGAGCTTGCACAGGAAGGAAAGCTTTCCTTTGCCTCCAAAGCTGGCGAGTTGAACGAAATCAAGAACCCGCAAGCAGGTCAGGGCACTGGTGGTGTTGGAAACAGCCGCCTTCAAGCTGCTGTGGAACTTACCACGCGTCTCCTGGCAGGTAAAGATCCTGCTAAGGCTTCCATGTATGAGTCGATCATTGCTGATACCGCTCGTACAACCCTCCAAAAGCAATTGGCGGCTGGTACGTCAGGTGCAGGAATTCTGACTGAGGCTGCTGTTTCTACAGAAGAGCGTCAGTTCGATCAAGCTCAGCTTGGACAGTTCGAGGCAAAGGACCGCTGGGCTCTCTTGGCATTCGCTGGAAAGTCGAAAAGCCAGTAGGGAGATATTTAGCTCCAAAGGGTAAGTTCAAATGCCGTCCCACCGTCAACTCCTCACATCTCCTCAACCAAAAGCCGGTGGTGCATCCACTGGACTTGGTACTTTTTCCCCTGGTAGCGCAGACTACGCTTCCCTTCGTGAGTCATTCCCTGGCTCTCCAGCCTATGACGGCTCTTACGAAGATGAGAAGGTTGTTGCCAAGTACGAAGAAGTCAACCTGTCTCCTTTGAATGACGGCGGTCACACCTTTGGTTTGGTCAAGACCGACTTCTCGGATTCCCCTGACCTTGCCACGGTTGCAACTGGTGGTGGAGGTCTTCCTGGAACCCCATACGGTCCAAACCCATCGTCTCCAGGACCGGGTTTGAACCCAACGAACATCCCTCACAGGGATGCAGCCTCTATCCATGTTGGTGGTGGTGGTGCAGGTGTGGGTGATGGTCTTGCTAACCCAGCAAATACCAGGGTGAACATTGCTCGTCAGAAGATTGGCAATCTCATTTTTGGTAAATCCACCCCTCGTTGATTCTACCTACCCCTAAGAGGTCATAATGTCGTCAATTTTCGAAGAAGCGCTGCTTGAGGCAAAGAAGTTGCGTCAAGTTGCTGAAGAGGATGCAAAGAACACCCTCATTCAGGAGATGACTCCTGCAATTCGGAAGATTATCGCAAGCCAGCTTGCAGGTAAATCCAGCACACTCTTCGAAGAAGAGCTTCCTGGGACCGACCCTGCTGCCCCTGTGACTCCCGAGCCAGAAGTGTCTGCTGATCCTACCGGTGACGCTTCTATGCCCGCTCCTGTGTCTCCTGAGCCACCAGCAAGTGGACAGGGTGCTGCACCTATTAAGGTGGCAGGCGCAGAGGTAATGAACATGCCAATGCCAGGGCCAGATGGAAAGCTGGTCATTGACTTGGAGGATCTCTTCGTTCCGGCTGAGCCCGGATCGGAAACACCTGATGAAGGTTCCGGTTCCGCAGAAGCTCCCGCAGAGATTCCAGGCGGCATGCCTTCACCAACTCCAGTCGATGTGAACCCAAGTGGCTCTGCTGAGCCTTCAGTTGACGGAGAAGCTCTTCCTTCCGCAGGACAAGAGATGGCACCTCCACCTCCACCTCCAGCAGAGGAAGCACCTCCAGCAGAGGAACCAACCATGGAAGAAACCTACGAGCTCTTTACAGAGAAGCTCGGAAAGGCTGCTTCTCAGATTCACCAAGCATATTCCTCCAAGACCGGAGTCCCATCCTTGGTGAAGGAAGCTCTTCAGGAAAGGCTGTTCCAGCTCCTGGAATCCCTGGAAACCTTGAACAGCAAAAACCTCATTTCTCCTCGTCTCAACCAAATTCAAGAGACCCGTTTGGAGATTTTGCACCGCAAACTGAAAGAAGCGGTTGTGGCTAATACTTATCACAGAACAGAAGAAGGAACCGGAACTGACATGGCAAGCAAGTCTCTCAAGGAAATGGCTGCAAAGTTGCTCGCAGAGAGCGATTCGGTGAAGGGTGGTCCCGTTACATCTCCCGCTGATGTCCACAAGACAGAAGTCTCGATGAAGGTTGACAACTCGCACGAAGCTGCTGCTGACAAGGCAGGATCGCACGCCATGAAGGTTACCGAGCCAACAGTGACACTCAAGACTGAGTCGGCTGAGGCACAGGCACAGGCTGCTCTTGCAGAGGAGCTTGCAGCTCTTGTTGCAGAGGGTTCTGGAGAGTCGCTTGCTGCCAAGGATGGCGAGCAGGATCTTGCTGGTGCTGCTTCGACGATCCCTGACAAGAAGGTTGGTCAAGTTGACCCAACCAAGAGCACGGACGCAAGCAAGACCAACCCAGCTTCGCATGTTCAGGGTGTTTCCGAGAGCAAGGGTCCAGAGAAGGACGAGAAGCCAATGAAGAAGGAATCCGTTGCGGTTTCTTCGAAGGCGCTTGCTGAGCAGACCAAGAAGATCAAGGCCGAGGCTTTGAAGAAGCAGATTGCCGCACTTCAGGAGCAACTGAAGGAATGCGGAATGCCAATGGAAGGTGGCGACGCTCTCCCAACTCCTGGCGCTCCTGGAATGGGAGTTATGTCGGAGGATGAGGGAACCGTGATCAACTTCAACTTTGATCTTGCTGACCTCGTTCCAGAGCTTTCGGGCCTTGGGGATGACGACGAGATTGAAGTCGTCGATGATATGCCTTCTTCGGATGAACCAAGCTCGCTTGGTGTTGGATCGGCTGATGCCGGTGCTGACGAAGGCGACGACGTGGATTTGGACCTCGATGGCGACGATGACGAGCCAGAGGACAAGGGACCACTTGCTGAGAGCAAGAAGCGTCCTGTTACGGCCAAGATTGTGAAGGAGAACAAGGTTCTCCGTTCGAGTCTTGCCGATCAAAAGCTGTTCAACGCAAAGCTGGTTCATTTCCAGCCTTTCGTGAATAACCGAAATCTGACCAAGGAACAGAAGCAGAAAATTGCGGAGCACCTGGACAGAGGGACATCGCTTGAGGAAGTCAAGGCAATCTACAACCGCGTGAAGGTTGTGGTTGAGGGAATGCAGAAGGTTTCTTCGAAGGCAGGAAGCTCTTCGAAGGCAGGTGTAACCGCTGCTGCTCCTCTCAACGAATCTGCCAACCCATACGAGGGAGCAACCCTGGTGGAAGCAGAGAAGAACCGTTTGATGCAACTTGCTGGAATCAAGCGCAAGTAACTCTACTTAGCAAAAAGGAATATCGGAGTAAACGATGAAAACTTTCTCACTTTCGCAATTGGCAGAGGGCGTGAACCGCCGTTCGCTTGGAGCCGACGCTCCAAGGCTCCTGTCCAAGTGGTCTGCAACAGGACTTCTTGAGGGTCTTTCCGGCGTCCAGAAGGAGAGCCTCTCTCGCCTTCTTGAGAACCAGACTGCACAGCTCATCCAGGAGTCCAACGCCATCTCGACAGGTGGCGCTGCTCTGACTTCCTCGGGTCAGATTGCAGGCTTCTCGAACGTTGCCTTCCCTATCGTTCGTAGGGTCTTTGCTGGCCTCGTCGCCAACGAAGTGGTTTCGGTTCAGCCAATGAGCCTTCCTTCGGGACTGCTCTTCTACTTGGATTACACCTACGGCTCGAACGTCGGTGGTGATGCAGGTCTGAGCCTCTCGACCTCGGCAACGGCTGACACCTACAAGAGGGCAACCTCGGTGTACGGCCTTCCAACTGGAGCCTCGATTCGTTCGGGTGCAACTCCTGCTGGTGGCCAGTACGACCTCGTGGGAACAGGATTCTCCAAGGTTCACAAGGGTGCTTTGAACATCACCGGCTCGACTGACTCGGTTGGTTACTGGCTCTCGGGCTCGACCTGGACCACAGGAACCACGGCAGTTGTCGCTTCGTCGGCTGACTGGACAGGCTACAACGCCCGCTACGCTGGTTTCCGTTCGGACATTGAGAATGGTCTCACCGATGGTAGCTTCGATTTCTGCTTCATGTTCGTCTCGGCCTCCGAGCTTACAGGCAAGATTTCGGGACTTGATCTCAACTCGCTTGACCAAATTGCAATCACCGGCTTCGGCTCGGTCGGCAACTCGGTCACAGCTTGGGGCGACAGCTTCCAGGGTGGTCTTGGCGTCCTCAACCTCCGTGCCTTGAACAAGCGTGGAGACTGGAACGCAGCTACGGGTCTCTTCACACCAAACCCACTTGGCGGAAGCCACGTCATGTTTGTGTTGAAGGTCGCCAACGCAGGAACGGCTCCACAGCCTGCTGGTACAGCTTCGGCTTACATCTCTGGTTCGGCAGCAATCAGCGACGCACTTTCGGTTGGTTCGGAGGGCACGACCCTTACGGTTCCATCGTTCGAAACGGACTTCGCAATTGACTCCTCGCCAAGGATTCCAGAAGTTGACATCAAGATCGAAGGCGTGTCGGTTACGGCTACAACCCGTAAGCTCCGCGCTCGTTGGTCGCCAGAGATGGCACAGGACTTGACAGCTTTCTACTCCATCGACGTGGAAGTGGAGCTGACCAACATCCTCAGCGAAATGATCACGCTCGACATCGACCGTGAAATCTTGAACGATCTCCTCACACAAGCCAGCGCAGCAAACCTGTACTGGTCGCGTGCTCCAGGACGTATCGTCAACAAGCAGACGGGTGCAGAGGCTCTTCACAACAACGTTCTCGCTCCAGGACCACAGTTCTTCGGAAATGTGCGTGAGTGGTACGAGACGCTCATGGAGACCATCACGGATGCAGCCAACACGATCCACAGGAAGACACTCCGTGGAAGCGGAAACTTCATCATCACCTCGCCAGACGTGGCAACCATCTTCGAGCACCTTGTGGCCTACAAGCCAGCATACAAGGTTGACTCGGACGGCCAAGTCAAGGAGAGCATGACGATCGGTGCCGAGGCAATCGGTACGCTGAACAACAGGTACGTGGTCTACAAGGACCCATACTTCCCAACAAACAAGATTCTCTTGGGATTGAAGGGTAACACCTTCCTGGAGTCCGGCTACATCTACGCTCCATACGTTCCTTTGATCCTCACTCCTGTGATCTACGCACAGGAAGACTTCACTCCTCGCAAGGGTGTGATGACACGCTACGGCAAGAAGATGGTTCGCGCTGACTTCTACGCCACGGTTACGGTTCTCGATATGAACCTCATCTGATCCTTCGGGATCTTAGCTCCCGGTAGAGGGAGCGTCAAGACCCTCGGTGCTTTTTGCATCGGGGGTTTTGTGCATTTTGGCCTCTCTCTTACAGCCTTTCCGTGAGGAAAAGATGGAAAAGAGAATTAGCGGACCAGACGGAAGAGAGTATTGCACCCCTGCTTGTTGCGGAGGACCGCCAGCCAAGAAGCCAAGTTCGGAATTTGTGGTTCCACCACTTGAAGCAGCCCTTGCTGCCTGGAGAGCGGCCCCGAATGTGGCGAAGCTGGAAGCAGCTTTCAAGGCTGGGGGGTTCACCGATCTGAAAGATCACCGCAAGGTGGTTACCGACAGGAGAACGTATCACTGGTCCATGGCTCCTGGTAGGTACGTTAACAAGGACACGGGTGCAGTGGCCTTGAAGAAGGTCGTGAAGATGGCTGAGCTGTCTGTTACGCCACTCCCAGGTGTGAGTCCAAAGACAGAGGTTGTTGTTCGTCAAGAACAAGAGGTGATGGAGCCAATCATGGAGTTCACGGGAACCATGGAGGATTGGTTTGGAACACTTCAAGAGCTCATTATTCAGGCTTCCAACGATATGTTCCGCAGGAACCTCTTTACGGCAAATATCGTGGAAACGTCGCCATTCATTACCGACAATAACTTGTTCGGCAGGGGATACGCCAAAGCTTGGGAGCAGGTGAGCCCGTCGAGCTGGGTTGCTTCGAACAACCTGTTTGATCGGTTCACTCTCTTGCGCACCAGCACGCATCCAGAGAACAGGATCAACGTGAAGTTGGTTTCCAGGTTCAAGGCAGAATTTGGGGACATCCACAAGGAAGTGCCTGAGCTCGACATCGTGGCTTTGGACCAACCTGCTTTGTTGGCAGACTACGAAATTATCGTTTTGGACATGCCTGTGCTCTAGAGCCATATTCCTCTGGAATAGAGGAATCAATGACAGAAGAGCTGACAAATCCATACAGAACTGTTCCAACCGCACCAATCGCACCTCCAACCCCAGTTGTGGAGGACAAGAATGTGCGCTTCTGGCCCAGAGCCCCGGGCAAGTTCGTCAACAAGCTGACGGGAGCTGATTCTGCCCTTAACAAGGGAGTGGCGAGTGCGGGTCCAATGTTTACTGGGACCGTCCGTTCGTGGTACGAAACCCTCGTTGATGTGATCGACGACGCAGCGGTGACGGTGAGGCAGCGTACGAATCAAATGCCTCAAATTCTGGAGTGTTCCCCGGACTTTGCAACTATCCTTGAGCACGCTGCTGCGTATCGTCCTGTGTACTACGCAAACAATAACAGCCCAAAGGAGACAATGAAGGGTGCCTTTGGTGAGCTTGTTGGTGTGCTGAATGGGAAGTTCTACGTTCACGTAAGTTCCGAACTTCCTGCATCGGTGGCGAAGCTTGTACTCGTGACCGACAAGAAGGTTTCGCGCACCAAGTTTGCAGACCAGAAAAAGCTTGAGGTCAAGGTCGAAGGAAATGTTGTCCCAAGTCTCTTCGAGGATGACTGGAAGGTCGGCGCGGCCTTCGCTGAGGAGCCTCTTCCTTGCCTCACTCGTCTTGATGGCATCACCATCAAGGTCCTCGATATGAACCTCCTCTGAACCCTTCTGAACGCCTTCTAACGTGGTACAACCTAATTACCACGGAAAGGCGTATGAAATGAAGGTAAAAGAGCTGAAGAAGATGGTGATGGAGAGCGTCACCAGGACAATGAAGGAAGCTGGATACGACCAATATGGGGAAGGCGTATCGCAAGCAACGGACCCAAGCTGGTTTGATACCTTGCTTGCTCCCGATGAATCGCCGCCTGAAATGAAGGACACTCCAGAAGCCAGGGTTCTGGTTGATGCAGCCAAAAAGCTCTTGAAGAAGGCTGGGAAGATTGACAAGGAAGTCATGAACCAAGTCTCCGCTGAGTTGGAGCAGAACTTCAACCTACCTGACGGGGTAAGCTGGGAAGTGGTCCATGCCGCCTTTGAGGAGCTCAAGAGTGACATGCTTTCCGAGGCACCACCAGAGGGATGGCACGGCACTGTGAGGGCTATGAAGACCCACGGACACACTGGTAAGGGTGGAGAGATCGACAACCCATATGCCTTGGCGCACTACATGGCAAACAAGGGAGATGAACCTCACTACAAGGAGCAGCCAACTTCCAAGAAGGGCACTCCTGAGAAGAAGAAGAAGTTCATGAGCACGGAAGCCTTCGTTGATATGGTCCGTGAGATGATCAAAGAGGAGCTTGCAGCTCTTCGCAAAGGAAAGTGAATCATGGCAAAAGAGTTCATGAGCATGGAGGCGTTCGAGAAGCTGGTAATGGAGTACATCCGTGAGGCTGTGAAAGAGGAGATGTTCAAGGACCTTTCAAAGCTCTCGGAGGTCACCCAGGGCACTCTTTCTACTGGGACTTCCACTACGTCCATGGGCACCTCTGGAACGACTGGAACGACCGGTACGAAGTCGGGAGTGGGAACGAAACCTGGGAACGACGACCCGGCAAACAACGTGATGGTTCCGGGAACCAACATGAATATCAACCAAGGTCTCCAGGCTGCTGCGAAGGAAACGAACTTCAAGAAGAAGGCCGACCTCTTGAACAAGATGAGCACCCAAATTCAGGGAATGAAGGGCCTCGTTATCAAATAATGTGACGTTTGCCAGCCCTACTTAACGGGTAGGCTCATGGCAACGTTCGTAACCACTCCTCGACCAACATCGTTTGGGCTATTCGACTCAGACCCAGCGTTCCAAAGGGATGCTGATTCCATGGTGACTTACGTCAAGCGCAAGGCTGGGGAGACCACGCTTTCGACTGAGTTGTCGAAGAAGGAAATTTGGTCTTGCTTTGAGGAGGCGACCTGGAGATTCAACTCTTGGGTTATCGAATACCAGACAAAGAGCAACCTTGCCAGCCTTCTTGGGACTCCAACGGGTTCTTGGGATTCCACGACCAACCAGAATACCATCAATCTCACGAACGTCTACGTTGCTCCGAACCTTGAGTTCCTTGATAGGTTGGCTGAGCCTTATGCCAACATCATCGGCTTCGGTTCGACTCAGAACTCCTTTTCCGGTTCGATTGACATGGTAACCGGGAAGCAGGATTACGACCTTTTCACTGACCTGAAGGATGAGGCTGGCAATGCTCTGTACGGCATGCTTTCCGGCTCTGGTGGAAAGATGCGTGTCTTTGAGGTGTTCCACTTCGCTCCAATCCAGTATCTCTTCAACTCCTCATTCGGTACGAACTTTGGAAACGTAGCAGGTGTCGGTATCCCAATGGGAGCCTTCAACACGGATACCCGTTTCCACATCCTTCCACTCTACGAGGATGTTCTTCGTGCTGGTCAGCTCAAGCTGGCAAGCAAGGTGAGAAGATCCCATTACACCTACAAGATTTCCGGCAGGAATATCCGTTTCTTTCCCGTTCCAACCTCCATCATCCCAGGGGTGAACAATAAGGTTTGGATTCGAGTGGGCTTCCAAGCCCAGGTGAATGGAGCCTTCATCGACCTCGGTGTCAGCAGCTCACTCAGCGGAACAGCAGGGCTTGCAGGTTCCTCTGGTTTCTCTGGAGTGGCAGCAGGAGCTTCCAATCCTGCCAACATCCCATTCGGTCTTGTGAACTACGCAACCCTCAACCAGTGGGCAAAGAACTGGATTGCTAGAATGACTTTTGCTCTTGCTCTGGAGATCATGGGTCGTGTCCGTCGTAAGGTCAAGCGTATCCCCATTCCAAATGCTGACCTCGAACTGGATGGCTCTGAGCTCGTTCAGGAAGCCAGAGAAGACCAGACCAAGCTCATCGAGGAACTCAAGGGTCAGCTTGAGTCCCTGTCCTACGACAAGCTCCAAGAGATGGAAGCTCAGAAGGCCGAGAACCTGATGAAGCAACTTTCCTTCCTCCCCATGCCTCCGACTCATGCTATAAAGTGTTTTTAGGGGCTGCAAAACGTCCCCCTTTGAACTATGCTACCTCTCAAAGGAATGGTGTAGTTATGAAATTAATCTACGGTGGGCACTCGAAAGCTTCAGGAATCTACAGGATTCTCAATATTCACACAGGTCGCCAATACATTGGTCAAGCCAAAGAGTTTAAGAGTCGGTGGCGCAGCCATGCGTCCTCACTTTTGAAGGGCAAACACCAGAACAAATTTCTCCAAGCCGACTTCAACAAGTGCAAGGAAGCGTTGGGTCATGATGATTTCCTTGAGTTTCATGTCCTAGAGGTGCTGGAAGGATCTACCAAGGAAGAACGCAACAAGAGGGAGGAGGAGTACATTGGTAGCATTTACCATGCTCTTCTTCCCGATGGCTCCCGTGTTTGCTACAACTTCAAGGAAAAAACAGAAGCATTGGAACGTAGCTGTTATTCCAACACCCCCGAGGAGACCAAGGCGAAGAAAAGTGATTCGATGAAGAAGGTTTGGGAGAATGAGGTATATCGGTCTACTCTTGCAGAAAAGGCAAAGAGGTTCTGGAATACAGAAGAGGGTAAAGCAACGGCCTCCAAGCGTGCTCAAACCATTTGGAATGATCCCGAGCACCAAGAAACCATGTCTCTTTGGATGAAGAACCGGATGAGTGACCCAGAAGTCAAAGAAGCCGCAATCAAGTCTTTGAATACCGAGGAATCAGTTAGAAAAAGAGCGGAGACATACCGAGGCAGACTTGCCTTGGAGCCTGAGTTCAAAGCGAAGATGCAGGCTCATGGACGAGAGAATATTGTCAAAAGAAATAGCTCTCAGCCCGTAAAAACGTATGGTTCAGTGCAGGCACCAGACGGAACTGTTTACCGCAATATTTCCCATATTCCTACTTTTGCTAAAACGCACGGTTTGCAAAAGCAGAACCTCTATTCGCTTCTATCCGGCAAGATCAAATCCCACAAGGGGTGGATTCTATTTAAGGAAAATGTTCTCCTGAAACCTCTTCTCATAGTGGAGGATAACCAGGAAGAGGAGAGAAGGGGAGATATAGGAGAAATAAGATGCCACGGCTGTTCGTAACCCAAAAAGAGATCGACTACTTCAATGACCTCGGCAAGGAGTTCATCAAGGACATTGTCGGCCAAGCCATCATCTACTGGCCTGTCTCGACCCTGAAGACGAAGATTCACCCTGTGTACAATGAGGCCGTGAAGAAAATCTTCGAAAACCCAATCAAGGTCGATGCCCTGGTTGGACAGCCCCAGTGGGAGACGAAGATGACCACCTTTGGACCTGAGCAACAGAACACACTTGAGGTGTTCCTCCAAGCCAGAGACTTGGCTCAAAAGGGTCTTGAGCTTTCGGAGGGAGACTTCTTCACTTATGGCGATAACGCTTACGAGATTGTCTCTTACCTGAACATGAACAACTTCTTTGGGCAGGTTGAGCACGATGTTGCCTACAAGGTTATCGGGAAGCTTGCCCGTCCAGGAGAGTTCAACCCTCAGAAGTTCTTCAAGCCAGTTGAAGAGACGACCCCGCCAACTCCATTTGAGCAGCAGAGGGGAATTGCAGAGAACAGCGACGGTCCGACAGGTGATATCCGTGATGTTCGTGAACGTCTTGGAGATGACCTTCCTGCCCCTGCCCTTGGAGATGGTCCAAGGCGAGTTGATGTAGACCCAACCCTGAAAGCGAATACACTGTACGATGAATAACCTGAAATCTGTCCTGGACTTCTGGCTTCTTGAGTCTCAAGAGCTTGAAGAGGCAAAGTTCAACCCAGAGATGTTCGACAAGATGGACAGCCCAGAGCAAATGATCCTTACCGTTGCGGGTAAGCTTCCATTGCTTGGAGAGGGTTCGTCTCGTGCTGCCTTTCTTCTTGACAGCAAGAGGGCTTTGAAGATCGCTAAGAATGAGAAGGGCCTCGCTCAGAACAGAGCAGAGTACGAACTAGCTCAGAATCCCGGTGTGGCTCCTTTGGTTACGAGGATTTACAAGATGGGACAAAACGATGCCTGGATGGTGTCGGAGCTGGTACGTCCGCTCAAAAATCAAAAGGAGTTCGAACAGCTCACACAGGTTCCTTGGAACTTCATGTACAAGTTCCTTGGTCACTACAGCTCGTTGGGCGATGTTGGACGAGCCTTTGATGTAACAGTAAAGGCCCAAATTGAAGCTGATAAGCGTGCACGGCATCCAATGCCAGGAATGTCAGTCCGGGGAATTGAATATCTTCCATTCATCGGAAGACTCTTCACCGCTCTGGCAAATCGCCCTGACTTGATCCCTGCTGACTTGCAACTTCTAGACCACTGGGGCAAGACGCCGGATCAGCGTGTGGTGCTGCTTGATTCCGGGTATACCGAAGATGTCTATGCTTCCCACTATGCTACTTAGGCATAATTACCAGCATGGCACCATCCGGGAAGAATTCTACTCGCTGGAACATTGAGCGTGACCCAAGAAACCCGGTAGAGCATCTTCCTACAGGTTACGAGGGCTCAAGTCCTACAGACTACACCATTCCTTCATGTGACATTGAAGATGTGGATGTGGCAGTCCATGCACTATTCGACAGGGAAATTGGGTTTGCAGCTCAAAGCATCTCCGATGGGGAGTCCTCTGTTGAGCAAGTCAACAAACCTCTTGTCATTCTGGCGGGAGGGGAAAGATTCGCTCTTGTCAAGAAGCTTCGTCCAATCAGGACCAAGAAGGATCACCAGTTGATTCTTCCTGCTATTGCCATTCGCAGGAAGTCAATCACCCAAACTCCCGACGATCTAACCTCCAGGGGTATGAATCAGTTTACCGGAGACTTGGTGATCAAGAGAAGGCTTGCTTCGGAGGATAGGGACTACCAGAACCTTATCAACAAGCTTGCCTTGACTGACTTGAACCCAAATGGACCAAGTTCCACCAGAGACCAAGGTCAGAACGGTCCAATTGTTGATGAAGCTGTTAGGGAAGGAGCTCTTCTCGATCCGAAGCTTGGCAACAACGTTTGGGAAGTCATCACTATCCCACAGCCACAGTTCTACACGGCCACGTATGAGATTACCTTTTGGTCATCTTACTCTGTCCACATGAACTACATGGTCACGACTCTCTTGAGCGCACAGCTTCCTCAAGGAAAGATGTTTCGCTTGAACACCCCAAAGGGATATTGGTTCATTGGCGAAATCTCCGATGAGGTTACCTCGGCTGACAACTTTGAAGAGTTCACCGAGGACAAGAAGGTTATCCGCTACACCTTCCAAATGACTGTGAAAGCCTTCCTCTTGGCCTCCAACGGGCCTGGAATGCCTGTTCCTGTCAGGAGAACAATCTCTGCTGTGGAAATCTCCTTTGAGACAGTGATCCCGACAGGAAAGGTTGTAAGCCCCCAAGGACCCAATCTCCCAGGTGAGCCGTATGCCCTGTCAGATATCGAAGAAAGGGTTGAGGATGCTCAAACTTTGACTTCGGACCAGAGATTCATTGTCGAGAAGAAGGTAGCCAATCCTCTTACTGGCAAGATGGCCGTAAAAAAGGCCAGCATCCTGGGAAGCAACCAAAAGCAAGGCGAAACAGTGTACTACGCCGATGGGTTTGAGACCCTCGACGAGTTCATCCTCGCAATCCAAGGGAAATGAAGCCTGACTCCAAGTCGGAATCGTGGATATTGGACCCTAATTATCGCAAGACAATCTGAACTGATTGCTGCGTTCCGTGGCAGAAGTTAGACGAGGGACATAATGAGCGACCAAATTTTCAAGAGCCCAGGGTTCTACGACCGTGAAATCGACCTCTCTGCCAGGACGGTTGAGCCTTCTGGTATTCCGGCTGCAATCGTTGGTACTTCGCAAAAGGGACCAGCTTTTGTGCCAGTTACCCTTGGTTCTTTTGCTGACTTCCAGAGCAAGTTCGGCGACTTGAACCCAAAGTTTGCTGCCCCATACGCAGTGCAGAAGTGGCTTGACAACCGCTTTGCTGCCACATTTGTTCGCGTTCTTGGTGGTGGAGCTAACTCCACCCAGACCGAGTTCGACAACACCAGGACAAAGGGAATTGTCAAGAATGCAGGTTTCTTGATCAGCGGCTCTGCTGTGGGTGCTGGTGACCTTCGTTACAAGGGTTCGACGCAGTTTATCGTTGCAAAGCACGTTGTGACTGGAACTGAGGTCTACGGACTTCCAATGTTCTCGGACAACTCGTCCTTCTTCACGACTGGTTCGTCTACGGACGTTTACTTGGTTCGTGGAATGGTCTTCACGGCTCACGATACCCGCTTGATGATCATGTCTGCCTCGGACACCTTCTCTGGGGCTTTGGACGACTTTGCAACGCTCGATTCGGCTTCGACAAGCGTGACCTACAAGAAGTTCAAGCTTGTCCTTTCCTCGTCCTCTGGCTCGTCTTTCGGAAACACCGATGGATACGCTGGCGTGAGGATCATGACTGCCTCGCTGAATCCAACGAGCCCAGACTACATTGCCAAGATCCTGAACACCGATCCTGAGAAGTTTGAGACAGAGCGCCACGTCCTTTACTGCGACTTTGCAGTGGACGACGAGATTGCTACGGTTTCTACTGCATCCAACTGCGTTGGTGTGGTTTCTGGCTCCTCGAACACCTCGGCAAACTCTGGAGACACTTCCCTGACTCTCAGGGATGCCTTCGGACGCTTTGACACAAGGTTCACGACACCAAAGACGACTTGGTTCATCTCTCAACCTTTCGGGGCAACAGAGTACAACCTCTTCTACTTTGAGTCCCTGGACGACGGTGCTTACGCCAACCAAAAATACAAGATTTCGATTGCCAACCTGAGAGCTTCGAGCGATCCGAAGTACCTCTTTGGAACCTTCACTGTCCTTGTTCGTGCCTTCGATGACACGGACATTGAGCCAATGGTGATCGAGCAGTACAACAACGTCAGCCTTGACCCTGACGCTGACAACTACATCGCCAAGGTCATTGGTGATATCAAGGTTTCCTACACCTTTGATACCCTCGACCCAGAGGACCGCCGTTTGGTGAAGGAAGGCCAGAACCCAAACCGCTCGAAGCTCATTCGTGTGGTTATGTCTGACCAAGTCACCAGGAAGACAATTCCTGGAAATGCTCTTCCATTCGGATTCCGTGGTTTCAGCTTCCTGAACACCTCCCATACTGGAAACGATGGTTTGCCAGTTGGTGGAATCTCTGGTTCCTTCATCCGTCTGGCAGCTTCCGGCACGACAGATGACCGTCTGCTCTCGGCAATGCTTCCTCCACTTCCTTTCCGCTTCAAGGTGACAAGGGGTGAGGTTTCTGCTTCTGCTGGCTTTGAGGGTCAACCTGGAGCCAACGAGGTTGTGGATTCCAGGTACTTCTGGGGTGTCAAGGGTGAGCGCAATGTGAACGTCCTGAACCCAAACATCTCGAACGAGCCAAACGCCTTGGTGGGTGCTTTGACGAAGTTCCACGGAATTGAGAAGCTCGACGTGTTGGTGACCGGCTCCAAGGCCGACACCTTCAACGACAACAAGTTCACGCTTGCCCGTGTGTGCCTTTCCAACATCACTCTCGCTGACGTTACGGCTTCGGCAGAGACGCACATGAAGGAAACGGCTTACATCCGTAATGGAACGGTCGATCCATCGGATTACACCGTTACCGACACAAATGGAGCTCGTGTGACCTTGGCAACTCTTCTGATGAAGGGTTCCACGGCTGCTGTGTTCAACCAGTTCTCGGATTACGCCAAGTTCACGACTGTGATGGCTGGTGGATTTGATGGAGTCAACATCTTGGACAAGAACGCTGCTCGTTTGAACGACAAGGCTACCTCTACAGAGAGTGGCGGTGGTGCAAATGGCAGCTTCACGTCCCCAGGATTCTCCTCGAACCTTACGGGAACAGGAAAGACCAACGCTTCGATCTTCTCTTACCAGACGGCAGTGAAGATCATCACAGACCCTTTGATTTCCCAGCACAACATTCTGGTGATCCCAGGAATCCGTGAACCATTCGTCACCGACGATGCTGCTACGAAGACGGCTGAGCACACCCTGTCCATGTACATCGTGGACATCCCTTACTACGACTTCAATGGAACCCGCATCTTCGATGGAGACAGCGGTCGTTACACTGATTCGGACGAAACCAAGGATGTGTTCGATGCTCGTGCAATCGACAACGATGCAGTAACCGCAGCTTTCCCAAACACAACGATTGAGGACACAACAAATGGCAGAAATGTCATTGTTCCCGCAAGCGCTGTGACCTTGTCGGCTTTCGGTTACAACGACAGGGTTGGCTACCCATGGTTTGCTCCTGCCGGATTCAACCGTGCTGCTCTTGGCTTTGTCAAGGGAACCACAGTAAGGCTGAACCAGCCAGAGCGCGATCGTCTGATTGCGGCAAGAATCAATCCAATCGTGAGGTACCCACAAGCTGGTTTCGTGATTCCAAGCCAGATGACCCTCAAGCAAGGAAAGTCCTCTTTGACCTCTACGAATGTCAAGAGAATGATCCTTGAGGCCAAGAGGAGCATCGTTGAAATCGGAAACAAGCTCATGTTTGAGAACATGACAGTCTCCCTCCGCACGGAGCTTGTGAAGCAGTACAACGCTGTTTTGTCGAGCATCCAGGCAAAGGGTGGACTCCAGGCTTTCGTCGTGATTTGCGACGACAGCAACAACACCCAAGTCGATCTCGACTCCAACCAGATGAACGTTCAAATCCGCTTGCTCCCAACCCTTGCAGTTGAGTTCATTGCGCTTGACTTCATCGTTTCGCCAAGTGGCGTTCAGTTCGTCTGACAAACAACAGGGACCTGAACAGTCCACACGGGCATACTTACGGAATAGCTGTCTAAGGGAAAAGCATCATGGCACAAGGATTTAAGAGCGCTGGCGTAACAACCCGAGAAATCGACCTGACGGGACCAACGGCCAATGAACCAGTCGGAATTCCTGCTGGAGTGATTGCTCCTGCATCGAAGGGGCCTGCCTTTGTGCCAGTAACCCTCCCTGGAATGAAGGACTTTGTGGTGCGCTTCGGAGCACCTACAATCACTTTCCGTGCAGGCCCTCTGGCAGCAAACGAGTGGCTCAGGAATGCACAAGCAATTACCTACATGCGCGTCCTTGGTGCTGGGGACGGCCAAAAGAGAACTTCTTCGGGCAACAACGCTGGCAAGGTAACAAATGCAGGTTTCGTGGTTGGAGATGAGCAGCCACAAGCAACGCTTTCAGGAAATCTCGGAAGCAACGCCTTTGCAAACACCACAGGACCTCTCGGAAGGACTTACTTTCTGGGAGCATTCATGTCGCAGTCTAACGGCTCGACAGTCTTCACCGATGCTGGACTGTCTGCGCAGGGAGTTCCTGTCATCCGTGGCGTCCTGATGGCTGCTTCTGGCGTGGTTCTGACTCTTTCCAGCTCCTACAACACTACCTCTACAGCTCCGTCTACGACGGCTGCTGCAACGGCTGCAAACATCAAGGGAGCCATCTCTGGAGCTGTGAACCTTGGTTCCGGCAAGCAAGAGTTTGTCATGTTCCTGAATGGGCACAAGGCAACGGACTCGGCTTACAGCAACGTGATCACGGCTTCGTTTGATCCTTCTGCTCCAAACTACTTTGCAAAGACCTTCAACAAGGACCCACTTCTCCTTGAGCGTGCCGGTTACGTTCTCTACAGCCACCACGACATTCACCCAGCAATCGCTGTTGTGACGGGTTCTGGAATCGTTGTTGCAGCATCCGGTGCAGCCGCAGGTAACGGATACCGTGAGCGTTGCGCATTCATCTTGACTGGTTCGCAGACAAGGAACAGCGGAACAACCACGGCTCCAAACTTCGAAGGATTCGAGGATCGCTTTGCTACAGCCAAGTCGACCTGGGTCATCTCGCAGAAGTTCGGTGGTCGTCCAATCAACCTCTTCCAGGTTTGGGCATCCGGCGACGGCGAAGAGCCAAATGCCAAGCTGAAGATTTCCATCGAGAACATCCAGCCATCGAACTCCGACACAACGCAGTTCGGCACCTTCGACCTCCTTGTTCGAGATTTCAACGACTCGGACAACAACAAGGTTGTTCTTGAAGCATGGAGAGCTTTGAGCCTCGACGTTGGAAGCCCAAGGTACATCGGCAAGATCATCGGTGACGCAAGGTTGTTCTACAACTTCGACGCAACCCTTGGGAAGCAGAAGTTGAATCAGACGGGTGATTACCCAATCCGCTCGAAGTACATCCGTGTCCAGATTTCCGACGACGTGACAAATGGAGAAGCTCCTGAGACAGCCCTTCCAATGGGTTTCAGGGGTTACCCTCACCTCATCACCTCGGGAACGGCTCCAATGCCAGCATTCTCGGATTCGGCTGGTTACAGCTCGTCGAACCCATTCTACAAGCTTGTGCAGCCACCTGTACCATTCCGCTTGGTGTTGACAAGGGGAACTAGCCCAACTCAGACTTCGGACAAGAACCTCTACTGGGGTGTTCAGTTCGAGCGTCAAGAGTCGGCAACCGATCCAAACTCCAGCTACGTGGCAAACGACTCTATCAAGTCGTACTCGAAGTATTTCCCAACATTCCAGACTGTTTGGCAAAATGTCCTTGTTTCTGCAAATGAGGGAGTTGCTGACACAGCAGAAAACGGAATTCTCGATGCTGACAGGTTCAACAACAACCTGTTCACCTTGGAGAACCTGACTGTTCCATACGTTTCCGCAAGCGGAATTGCCGATGGAACCAAGCCGGAGAACTGGACCTACACCCGTGCTGGTGGAATCGCCACAAACACCACGGCTTTGACCAAGGCCCTGACAGTGTCGGATCTCCTGGACCCAGGAGCTCGTGCTCTTGCCAAGTTCTCCTTTACCCTTCAGGGTGGCTTTGATGGCGTCCGCATCTTCGATGCAGATGCAGCACAGCTTACAAACAAGGCTCTTGCAGAAGAGATGACCTACACAGCTCGTGGTTTGTCCTCGGGTCCTACGGTTTCGTCCTTCACCAAGGCTCTGTCGATCATGCAGGATTCGACGGAAGTTGACATCCAACTCTTGGCAATGCCTGGAGTTCGTCAGCGCTACGTTACGGACTTGGCAATCCGCTCCGTGGAAGATCGTTTCGACGCTCTTTACCTCATGGACATTGAAGAGAGGGACATTGACAACCTCGTTGTCTCCGGTTCTTCGCAGCGTGTGAGCGTGAACAACACGATTACGAACTTCTCGGGTCGTGGATTGAACAGCTCGTTTGCAGCAGCATATTTCCCTGACCTGACCATGAAGGATGGATACAACCGTGATACGGTCCGTGTTCCTCCAACGGTTGGTGTTCTTGGGGCATTCAGCAAGAACGACGCTGTGGGTTACCCATGGTTCGCTCCTGCCGGTTTCACCAGAGGCGCTCTTGAGTCGTCTGTGGAGCCTGTGGTTCGCCTGTCCAAGGCAAACATGGACGCTCTTTACGCTGTCAACATCAACCCAATTGTGTCCTTCCCAGGAAGCACAGGACCGGTTGTGTGGGGCCAGAAGACTGTCCTTGCTCGCCAGAGCTCCATGGATCGCGTGAACGTTCGTAGGCTCTTGATTGCAGTGCGCCGTGAGGTTCGCAAGGTCGCAAACAAGATGCTCTTCGAGCAGTCTCGTGAGGCCACAATCGCAAGGTTTAACCAGCAGGTAACTCCAATCCTGAAGAAGATTCAGGACCAGAGGGGACTTGATGGATTCAAGGTCGCAATTGACACCTCAACCACAACCCAGGCCGACTTGGAAAACAAGACGATCAGGGGCAAGGTCTTCATCATCCCAACGAAGACACTCGAATTCCTCTCGGTGGACTTCGTAATTACCAACAGGGGCAACTTTTCCCAAGGATGATGAGAGATGAGTAGTAAGATCAAGGAAACAAGGCTGCCAGTCCAATTCATTAAGCCCGGAGATATCCGAGCCATGGTAAATTGGCTTGATTTGCCGCAAAACCACGACGCAGCAGTGAACGCCATTGCTGTTGTTCCTGACTCAAAGCGAGATAGGGCCTTCGTTGACTTCCTTGCTTCATCCCCAGCCTTCCAGGGGTGGGAATACAACCAAATTGCACAGGCAGTCGACCAAGCCAACGAAATGGACTTGATGGAGAAGAAAATGAAAAAGAGCGATCTCAAGAAGCTGGTTTCCGAGGCCGTAAAGGGTGGAATCCAAAAGGCAATCCAAGAAAAGAAGACCTCCCCAAAGGCAAAGATCAGCAAGACAGCACTTGCTGAGGCTGTCCGCAAGGTTGTTCGTTCTTCTCTTCAGGAGATGGGTATGCCAGGGGGAGCAATGCCTCCAGCAGGCAAGCCATCGGGTTCCATGATGACAGCTCCAACCCAGGAGGGTGTTTCGGACGGCGATCCAAAGAGAGGAAGCTCCAGCTTTGGTCAGCTTCCATCTCCAGAGGAGCTTCAGGCTGCTTTGGACGCCGATGGTGGTTGGTCAATGACCCTTCGTGGTTCGGACGCACGTTCGTTCGAAGCTGCAATGGCAAAGGCCGGAATGGATTCAGGCGAAGCAGAGGCAATGATGGATACCGGAGAGGGTATGCACAAGGTTCTTTCTGCTCTCTTGGATTCCGGTGATGAGAATGCAGAACATCTTGCTTCCTCGATCATGGATGTACTTGGTTGGGAGTGGGTTTGATGAAGGTCAAAGACCTGAAACAGATGGTCAAAGAGTCGGTTGCAAAGGCACTCAAAGAAAATCTTGAGCGTTCCGTGGACGCTTCCGACCTTGATGATGCAACACAGCTTTTGATGCTGATTACCGGCCGAATTATGTCGGCTCACGGAAAGGATATTCCTTCCGAGGTGATCCAAAAGGCTGTTCATCACATTGAGCAAGCTGATGGCATCTTGGCGGCAGCCGGTCTGAAAGCAGACGAAGCTGACGTGAGAGGAATCGCCGAGTCGATTAGCAAGCAAAAAAGATAAGCGAATACTTATCGGAGAAGAGAGTAAGAACAAATGGCTACCACACTCGGCGTAGAAGACATGCTTGTCACCAAGTTTCAACCACTTGCCAAGCGTCAATTCATCCTGGCAATTGAAGGAATCGACGCATTCCTTGTGAAGACGGCTTCTCGCCCAACTTTCACAACGGAAGAGGTCGCCATTCCGTTCATGAATCAAACACGGTACATTGGAGGTAAGACGACCTTCAACACGATGACCGTGACAATGCACGATCCTGTTGGTCCTTCGGGAGCCCAGCAGGTTATGGAGTGGATTCGTGCCAAGTACGAGTCGGTTACTGGCCGTGAGGGCTATGCCGACTTCTACAAGCGTGACATCCAGTTGAAGCTCCTTGATCCAGTCGGAACGGTTGTTCAGCTTTGGGATATCAAGGGTGCATTCATCACGGAAGCAAACTTCAACGACCTTTCCTACGAAGGATCGGACCTCGTTGAGATTTCGCTCACACTTCGCTACGACAACGCTGTCCTGCAATTCTGAGAACTGGCCTTCGGGCATTCTCTTGCAGAACTCGAAGCTTATCTTCCTTTTCTTCTTTTTGCTTCGGCATCTTGGTTGCATTCTTGGCAGTAGGGGACAGCCAAGACCCAACCCTCTTGGTTGTGGTAGTTCACCACTTCCGCAAGAACACGGTGGAACAAGCCAGTTCCTCCCATAGATGCCTCCATGCTATCGTAATCCTTCATGACCTCATCAGCAGTTGTTGCCAACTTGTTGAGAGCAATGAGGATGATTTCATGGAAGAGTGGGTTCTGGTGGTGGATCTGCTTTCCTTCCGCTGATCGGCAGTGGAAGCAAGGTGGAATACCATGGAACATGTGCACGTACTTGGAGTAAACAGCTCCTCTCCACTCGACGTTGATCTCTTTACTGTCCCGGATAATGTCCGAGAGTCGAGAGAAGGCACTCTTCTTTGTGGGGCTTCCTGCAATGACCCTCGCAAGCTCAATGGTCTCCACCCTAGAAGGTGGTTCCTTGATGCCCTCTGTTGGCTTTGTGGCGGCTTCTGCTGGCGGCTCAGCCTCGACAAGGAGGGTCTGCTGTTCCTGTACTGGGCGGACCTTCTTGATCCTCTCAACGGCTTCCACGACCGGTTTCTTCCGCCTGACAAGCATGGCTTGAAGGGAAACCAAGGAGGTTGGCTGAATCAGCATTGCCAGCATCAAGGAACGAACGCCATGCTTGAATCCCTCTCCTGAAGGGTCACAGAAGGGACGGTGGTACTTCTGCTCGTATGCCTTGAAGAAGTCACGCTTGTGGTTGTTGTCCAGGAAGTGATCCCACAATGCACCCCATCGAAGGAAGGTCAAGGTGCAAGGACAACCTGGGACCGGGCAGGTTATTCCCTTGGGATTCTTACTGAAATGGGCGTCAAGGTCGGACTTGACCTCGTGTTCTTTTCGGTTCCTTTGCTCTGTCATGAGCGAGAAAAATGTCTTCATGGCTTCCATTGTAGCTCTAGCAAGGAAGAGAATTCACTGCCATAGTTACCAAAGATGAACAAGGCGCTAGAAGAACTGATCCTGGAGTTCGCAAGGAGAGAGGTCAAGAAGGCTCTCTCTGAGGGAAGCAAGTATTACCGCAAATCCAAGCTTCACCCCGACAACTTGCGTCTTGGGAAGAAGAAGTTGAACATTTACGCCAGAAAAGACCGTCAGGAACACGAGATGGCTCTCCTGAAGTCACAGTTGACAACTGTCCTTCAGACGCTCGATGAATACCCTGCACCAGAAGTGGTTCTAACTGACCCTAAGACTCAGAGACAGACACAAGGGCAGGATACCAAGGGGCAGGCATTGGCTGTTAGCACAGCAGCGAAGATCCTCAAGGGTGTGACCACACCAAAAAAGGATATTCACGCCTTGGCCATGTACATCGTAGCCCTTGGTGTTTTCCCAAGGGTTCCATTCTCTTCCTTGATGAGAGCCTTGGTGGAAATCTTCCAAAAGCGTTGAGCGTTAACCAACGTGCGAATTCTGTCGAAAATTGTCCTGACCACTATGTACGGCCAAGAGCAAGAGCTCGCCGTAACGAGAAAAGGATTCAAGGACAATGTCAGGAATGTCGCCAGAAGATGACAGGGCAGTAAGAAACGCTATCTTCGCTGCACGCCAAGCCGCAGAGGGAAACAAGGTTTCCGCTGTGCCAATGCAGGAAATTCAAATCCCAAGCGCTCAGGTGCCTCTGCCAAGCCGAGGATTGGTTTATCCCGTGGGTTCTCCATTGCACGGCAAGGAGTTCATTGATATCAAGGGCATGACAACTCAAGAGGAAGATATCCTTATGTCGCGTGCCCTGATCAAGAAGGGTACAGTGATCACCGAGTTGATCCGTTCGTGCCTTCTCACTCCAGGAGTTTCAGTGAACGATCTCCTTGCCGGTGACAGGAACGCCTTGATGGTTGCAATCCGTATTACAGGATACGGACCGGAGTACACCCCAGTTGTTCAATGTCCATCTTGCGAGCAAAAGACGGAATACCCAATCAACTTGAGCGACCTGGATATCAAGCCACTTGAACTTGATCCAGTGGAGCCTGGAGTGAACAGGTTTGCCTTCAAGCTCCCTGTTTCGGGGAAGGTTGTGGCGTTCCGCTTCTTGACAGGCAAGGACGAGGAAGAGATTGCGGCAATTGTTGAGGCAAAGAAAAAGAAGGGTCTTGCTGTTGACAGCGTGATCACAACCCGTCTGACTTCTTGCGTTCTCTCGGTTGATGGCGTTGAGGATCGCAACACGATCGCCAAGACCATCACCTACCTGCCAGCAAGGGACTCTCTGGCCCTCCGCAAGTACATGGAACAGCATGAGCCGGGAATTGACATGCGTTGTCAGTTCGAGTGTCCAAATTGTGGACACACCGAGGAGGTTGCTGTCCCAATGGGAGCCTCCTTTTTTTGGCCTAACTCCTGAAGATAGAGCCAAGGTTATCCTTGAGCCCTTCTTCGCTCTCGGTTACTACTTCGGGATGACTTCCTGGAAGGACTTCTACAACTTCCCGATCATCTATCGCAGGTGGTTGATCAAGAGAATCAACGAGGAGATTCAGAAGGCCGCTGAAGCTCAGAATGGTCAAACGAGCAAGGGACTGCACGACAACACACCCGACGTTCGTTCACTGACAAACAAGTCGAGGCCAGAGGTTCCAGCAAAGCTGCGCAGGTTTACTTGACGCAATTCAAAACGTTACCTCTCTGGCACGCCACTTGGGATAACCAGCCAGAGTACAATGAGCCGGAGGAAGAAGGGGAACCACCTCCGAAGGAAACGAGGTTGAGGTTCGCTTCCTTCGGCTTCCTTTGTGGTTGCTATTGGGGGGATGACTCTTCGTGGAAGATTCGCTTCATTGATCTGAGCGAGGTCCACAACAAGGTCATGAAGATCACGGAGAGATGGGGATATTGCCCTCTTCCGGTCAAACCCTTGCGTGAGTGTGTGATCCTGGACGAGGATGATACAAACGGTGAGTGGATTGGCGTCCTGAAGGTCGTTTACAACGACAAATAGAGCTGGCGGGGTGCCCTAATTAACGGGTAACATGACCACCCCACTCCATAGGTACATCGAAGCTGCCATCAACCTCTACCTCAGTGAGGACTTTGATGCCTCGACCGCTCCAGTAAGAAAACCCTCTTCTTCTGGAAGCTCTGCGCCACAAGTAGCGTTCAACTTCGATGAACTACGCAAGCTGGGGGATCTTAACGCTGTCCTGGAGTACGTCAACAAGACCCTGGGACGAGCTCTCCTTGGTGAGGGTCAAGGGCGGCTCGTTTATCGTTTGGGGAATGGTAAGGTCTTGAAGGTTGCCAAGAATGACGGAGGGATTGGGCAGAACCAAGCTGAGGCTACTGTCTGCGCTTCCTCGGCAGATGTGGTTTCTCTCTTTCCGAAGACATTTGAGCAGAGTCCAGCGGGCTTTTGGATCTTGGTTGAGGAAGCTCAGCCAATGACAGAGGATGCCTTTAGGTCGCTCACCGGACTTCCTTGGAAGACGTTTTGGTCAGCTCTCAAGGGTGCATTTGCTGGTAAGGCTTCCAATGTGACTCCCCAGGACCAGCAGAACTACGCTCAAGCCTCGACAAATCAGTTCTTTGCTAGAGTTGTAAAGGCCATTCGTGATTGCAAGTACGAGCCAGGAGATATTGCCAAGCTTGACTCATGGGGAATCGTTGGTGGGAAGGCCGTAATTATCGACTCCGGGTTTACCGAGGCTGTCAACAAGACGTATTACGGCAAGGGTTGAACCAGCAACATTCTGGTTTCAGAAGGCGATACTCCATAACCATGAGCAAGCTAGAAGTCATTTGTGGTCCCATGTTTGCAGGCAAGACAGAGGAACTCATTCGTCGAGTCAAGCGCTGCACCATCTCTGGTCAAGACATCCAAGTTTTCAAGCCATCTATGGATTACAGGTATGGCGTGGAGAGGATTGTCTCCCACGGGAAGACAGACCTTGAGTCTGCTACCGGAGTCAAGCCTGTTCCGATCAACACCAAGGAAAGGTTCGTTGTTGGGGACAACACGAAGGTTGTCGCATTTGACGAGGTCCAGTTCTTTGATCCAAGCTGGATCGTCCCCGTTGTTGATGGGTTGCTTGCTGATGGGATTCGTGTGATCTGTGCTGGCCTTGACATGAACACCTACGGGGAGCCGTTTGGTGCTGTCCCAGTTCTCCTTGCTAAGGCAGATGAAGTGACCAAGCTCAAGGCTATCTGCGTCTGCTGCAAGGAAGATGCTGGAAGGACCTACAGGGAGCTTCCATATGCCAAGACGGGTGAAGCTGTAGAGGTTGGCGCTCACGGGCTCTACGAGCCCCGCTGCGGCGCTTGTTGGGAACCAACTCCCAGGGCTTGACTATTCGAATAACAGCTTCACACTTACCTTGTCAAGTTCAACTTCTCACCATTATTAGGATCTATATGGAAGATAACCTGCAAACCATTCTTGCCGCCAAGTTGAAGAACGAAAAGAGTAAACTCTTTGAGAGTTCACTAAACCGGATCATGTCCCATGTCAACAAGGCGAAGGAGGAGGGATTTGCAATTCTCACTTCCTGGCGTCAGTCCAACGACAAGAAGACCAATCTGGCGAACTTCCAGGCCCTACAAAGCTTCGTTCGAGCCAAGGGGCTGGGCTACATTCAGCTACGTGGACACTGGCAGGAATGTCAAGACACCTCCGTTCCGTACGATCAATGCCCTCCCGACAAACTGGTCGATAGCGTCGAGCCATCATTGATGGTATTCAAAATTGACCTGGAGACGGCCAATCGTCTTGGAAAGCATTTTGATCAGGATGCTGTTGTCTACGCTGGTCCAGAAACAGGCGGACAGGTTCGGCTGCACTTCAAGAACGGCGATACGATGGACCTCGGCCAGTTTAATCCAATGACCATTGGGCAGGCATACTCAGAGTACCGTTCCAAGCAAGACAAAGAACAGAAGAAAGGCTCTCTCCCTCGTGCCGAGCGTCATTTTACCTTTGAAGGACACAGCTATCCAGCTCAATCCTTCATTGAGAAGCTTGCTGAATCTACTATTGAGAAGAACATTCGCCTTCTCAATGAAGGGCTCAAGACACTTCCGAAGAAGTGATCCTCAAGCCTTTCCAATGTAATTGAGCCCCGTATTATTGGCAACTTTACAGTTTGCCCAAATAGTCCAAACCCATGTAGCCCAAATCCCATCCACGGATTTCTCCATTCTTCATCTTCATTCTGAAGTCCCGAAGAGGCATCTTGAGAATGGAAACGAACTCATTTGGGTCCAATGATTGGTGATCGACTTTCTTTGCATTGATCACCAAAACGCAATGACGCCAGCCCGTTGAGTATGGAGAGTATGGAAGTTTGCCAAGATATGTGGCATCTCCCACGTATCCGGTCTCTTCCCTGAGCTCCCTGATTCCACCTTCCAGTGGGTTCTCTCCCGTATCCAAGCCGCCACCTGGGAGTTCCAGTTCAAGCTGCTCGGTTCCAGGTCGAAACTGTTGGACGAGAACAACATCGGGTTCAATCCCAGGTTCGGGTTTGGTAATGCAGAGAACTTGAACAGAGTCCTTCCCCAAGTCAACAAAGAAAGTCTCTTCCAGTCCATTGGGAAGCTGGAAGGTCTTAACGGAGATTCTCTTGTGGAAGCCGTCAGGGTGAACCAGCTTCAGAACCTTCTCGGCCACCTTGGAGAACATGGGTTACTGAACCTTTCCGGTTCTAACAGCCGTCGCTACCTTTTGGACGAAGCCACCAAGCGACTTGTTGAACATCGAGAGCATGGCAAAGTCCTGCTTGCGCTGCATTGCCTTCACCAGAGCTCTCAGGGAGTCCACAAGTTGGTCAGCCTCCCTAACAGCTTGGTCGAGGCGAACGTCCGCTTGGAGAGCCTTGTCCCCTTCGTCGTATTCCTTGAGAGCATTCGATACGCTCTCTTGGATGAGCTTGATCAGTTCCGATTTCTTCATGGTTGTTTTTGTTTCCTGGAGTTGCTTTCGCATGATTCTACCCTCTTCTTCGTGGAAGCCTAGTTTCGCCAAATATGGCCTTAACACCGTATCATTCACCACGTCCGCATAGACGGATGCAGCACCCATTTCCCTGGCATGACTAAGGATATGAGCAATCAGTGTCTTCCCAATGCCAAGCCCCTGATGCTGAGGGTTAATCACCACACTGAAACCGACCTCGTCCATCGACAATGAGACGACGGAGCCGCCCACCACTTCGCCATCCACGAGAGCTACTTCAAATGGCTCTTCTGCTCGATTGAAGTGAATGCCAACGGCATTACTAAGCTCATAGAGTTGGTTAATGAAGCCATCTTCGTCGTCTTCGTTGGAAACTAGGGAGTATTGAACTGTCATGAGCTATCAGCTAACTAGGTTTGGTCCATCCCTTGTATGAAGCCCATTTGCCATTTGCAACCTTGCACAGGCCAGAAGGTTGAAGGCCCCGCTCCAAGCAGAAAGCCTGCATGTTGGTGAAAGTCACCACTTCTCCTTCGGGGCTTCGAAGAGTGTAGGTCTTTGCCATTCGGCCTTTCAGCCGCTCAGATGCCTTCCGTTTGCGCTCAGGATCAGAGTCCCATGCTGCTTTACGGGATTCTGATTGCTTGGCTCTATACTCTTCATCTTGCCAAAGAGTCCTGGAGTGGTCCCCCACCTTCTTTTTGAACTCTTCACTCTGAAAGGAGCTCGCCACCTGCTCTCGGAACTCAGGATTAGCCCAGCGGGCCTTAGTGAATTCCCGAAGCTTTTCTCGGTATTCCTCTGTCTGAGTGAACTCTCGAATCTTCTCCTCGTGCTTGGCACGGTACTCGGGGTCCTGCCACAACTCCTTGGTTCGTTGAGATTGAATCTCAGATTGTCGAGCACGATACTCGGGCCGTTCCCAAATCTCCTTCATTGAACGCCCAAACTTTTCACCTTCCGGTGACTGTGCTTGTTTTTTGAAGTTGTAACAATTATCCATGTTGTCGTGGAGTTGGTCCAAATAGTGTTGCTCTCGAAGCATCCTCTGTTCCTTGGAAACATCAGTTAGTTCGACAACATGAAACTCAAACACCTCCGATCCACACTTATTGAAGTCGTTTTGGAGGTATTTGTTTGAGTGTTTGCCAGCTTTCAATTGCCGTGCATGAGCTTGCCAACGCTCTTTGAATTCTTTTGCGCTGCCAATGTATAATCGGCCATTGCTAGTATTGACCAGCTTGTAGATGCCTGATTTGAGAGAATGACCTTCGTAGTTGAACTTCATGTGTTTGTGACTCCAGAGAGGAGTGTAACACAGAGGGGAGGTTTTGTCTCACAAAGGCCAAGGAAATCCTGTTTGAACTTTGAAATCTGCTGCGGCCATGTTCTTTAGGCGCATCTTTTCAATTACGGATTCGATCGTAGCATCAGGTTTTTCCACTTCTTCCTGGAAGGCTTTTGAAGCCTTGATTACGTCAGTAAGTGCCTTGATGTACTGCGGCGTCCCTTTGATCTTGATGGAGGATTTGCCGCCTTGCATTGCGGCAACCAAAGAAGCAAAGAAAAGCTTTCCTGTTGCTGAGAGTTTGTAGTCTGACATGTTGCTTCCCACGGTTAGCCGAAAACATCCGGCGAATTGGACACGAGTCTAATTATTCCCGAAGTAGCAGATGGCTAACAACCTTGATATTCAACTTCAGCTCAACGAACTGATTGCTGAGCAGAACAAGCTCTTGGAGAGCTCCTCCAAGCTCCTCAAAGACCAAGTGTCTTTGACGCAAAACCTTGTTTCAGCAATGAAGTCGGCAAATTTCAAGGATGTTGCCTCAAGTGTCGAAGACACAACTCGGGCTGTTGAAGAAGCATCTCAGAAATCGAAGGACTTCGGTTCCACCAATCAAGATGTGTTCGACAAGGTGAACTCCTCCCTGAAAGAAGCCCTTGAGAAGGAGCAAGCTACAGGTAAGGGGATGGATACCCTGACCAAGCAAGTGAAGAGGTTCTCCGTAGCAGCCTCCTCGATTGACGGATTCGTCCAGGGCTTGAAGTTCTCCTCCAACATGCTCAAGACAGCCGCCAGTGCAGGTCTTGGTTTGGTTGAGTCCCTTGGGCAAATTGGCATTGCCATCTTGTCTATTCCTTTCAAGATGTTGAAGGGGTTGATCACCATGGCCGATGCAGGTGGTGCGGATACTGCCTTGGCTCAGGCTTTGGAGGACATTCGAAAGGAATTTGGCTCTCTCAGGGAGACCTCCGGTCGTGCCATTGTTGACATGGCAAAGAACATGAAGGGGGAACTGGCCCAGACAGGACTCTCTGTCACGAGGATTTTTGGAAACCTCGCCGAAAGGTTGAAATACCTTCAGGAGTATGCCCATAACCTTGGGCCGCTCTTTGCCAACCTCTCCAAGCAGTTCGTTCAGAATGCCGAGTCCATTGGAGCCTACTACAAGGGCCTTGGTCTAACAGATGAGGCTCAAAAGGCGGTTGCAACACGGTCTCATGCCCTTGGAACAGCCGTAACTGAAGAACTTCGACAGATCACCAACTATTCCACGCAACTAAGCAAGGCGTTTGGAGGAACGGCAGGCTCAGCCAAGGAGATTTCCAGAGACATGGGAACTTTGATGGCTGACTTCAAGCACTTTGGTGGAATTGCCATCAAGGAAATCGGTCAAGCTGTGACCTACTTCCGCCGTTTGGGCGTTGAAGTTTCCAAGGTCATGGGTGTCATTGAGAAGTACGACAACTTCACGGATGCCGCAGAGGGTGCAGCTCAACTCTCCCAGGCATTCGGGCTGAATGTTGACGCCCTTGAGATGATGAAGGCTCAGAACCCTGCTGAAAGGGTCGAGCAGTTGAGGAAAGCATTCTTCCAGGCAGGCAGGTCGGTTGAGACAATGACCCGCCAGGAAAGGACCTTGCTGGCCCAGCAAACTGGCCTTGAGGACTCCGCTCTTGACCTTGTGTTCTCCATGAAGAACCAGGGCATGACTTACGATCAAGTCACCAAGAAAGCCGATGCCGCAAAGAAGTCTCAATTGACTCAGACGCAGGCAATGAAGGCTTTGGCTGATTCCATCGAGAGGTTGGTAAAGTCGGGGTCCTTTGGTAAGGGTGGATTCTTCGATAGGTTCATCCAGGGATTCACGGTTGGTATCCAGCGTTCCAGCGAGTTCAGGAAGATTATGCGGGAGCTCAGGATTGATCTGAGAACTGCATATTACGAAGGAATCAAGGTTGGTAGAGCCTTCGTCGACATGTTCCCTGGGGTGAAGGATGTTTTCAAGGGAATTGGAGACCTCTTTGAGCCGCGCAAGTTCAGAGCCATGTTCTCAAGAATCACGGAGACCTTCAAGGTCTTCTTCAAGGACATGACCGACAATCCAAAGACAGCTCTCCCAAAGCTCCTGGAGCATCTCAAGGACGACTTTTTTAGCTGGTTTGGCAACAACTCGCCGAACAGCCAACGTATCCTCGATGGATTCAAGAAGTTCTTCGTCGCCCTCTCCAACATTGCTGGTGGAATGCTCAAGATCGCCATGACAACCCTTACCAAGGGGCTGCGAGAGGTAACCGACATTATCACTGGACGCAAGGGACTTGGTGGAGCCGGTGGTGCTGCAAGTGGAGCCCAGAGCTTTGTTGCTCAACTCCTTGGTCCAATCGTCGATGCGATCAAGGAAGCAGGTCCGGGACTCTGGAAAGCAACCAAGGAGATGTTCTCTGCCCTCTGGGTCAAAGTTGAACCCTGGGTGAAGGAGAACTTCATGAAGGTGATTGGGGCTCTTGCGGCTCCGGCATTTGTTGGAATGGCCGGAAGAGCTATCTCCACGAGCATTGCTGGAGCCTTCGCTACAGGACTCATGAATTGGGCTCAGAGCGGCGGCATTTCAAAGGCTTTCAACTCTGTCAAGGGAATGTTCGCAACCCAGGTCAGTGCAGCTTCCCAGGCAATGTCCAAGCTTCCAATTCCACCAGCCGGTGGAGCTGGTGCCGGTGGAGCAGCCGCAGGCGTAATCAAGGGTGCAGAGCAAGCTGCAACGGCAGCCTCAACCTCAAAGGTAAATTGGGGTGCTGCCTTGGTGAAGATGGCTGCAATCACCCTCTTCATCACCGTCGGTATGGCCGGAATCATGTATGCTATCTTCCGCTTCGCTAAGGCAATGCAGGAGAACAGACTGACCACCCAATCCATTGCAGCAGCAGCCGGTGCGATGATCACCACAGCCACCTCGATGTTGGCAATTGCCGGGGCTGTGAAGCTTCTCAGTGCCATCAACCTGAACGCTGGCATGGTTGGTAAGATCGCTATTGGCGTGGCAATGATCGGCGTTGTGGGGGCTGCAATGGCCTATGCAACGGTTGGGTTGATCAAGCTCTTTGGCAACATCGAGACCTCCAAGATTACCAAGAGCGTCTTGGTAATGGGAGCCATGGGAACCTTCTTCCTTGCAGCCTCCGCTGTGGTGGCAATTGCTGGAGTTGTTGGTTTGGCTGCAACAGCCGGTGGTGGTGTTGGAGCATTGGTAATCGCTGCTGGTATGGCAACAATTGCTGCAAGCATTGCTGTGATGACCGTCCAGGGAATGGCGATCATGAGAGCAATTGACAATTTCCGTCCAGGACCAGGATTTGCTGATAAAGCTAAAATCTTCGTCGAGGTAATGAAGGGCGTTGGACAGTTTGCAGCCAATGTTGCTCAGATGGTATCGGCTACAACCCCGAGCTTCATTGACTTCATCCGTGGGACAGGAGCGGCTCAGCAAAAGGAAAATCTCAAGCAAGTCGAGAACTTGATTAACGCCCTGGGTGGCCAGATTGTTCGAATTGTCGACGCCATCAGGACGAACGTCCAGGGTTTGACAGGTAGCGAGCAGCAGGTGAAGTCTGCCCAGATCATCGGAGACCTTCTTTCCGGTGTTTCCGGCTTGGCAAATGCCCTGAAACCACCTTCTGAAGCCATTAACGAGCCTAGCTTCCTGCAAGGTTTGGAAGGAGACAGTGTTGCTCGTCGCATTAGTTTGATGACTGACTACGTTAGCGAGGTTGGTAACAAGCTCAGCCAGTTCGTGAGGACGGTGGTTGCTACGGTGACCACAAACCTCCCAAGTGGCTTTACCGAAGCACAGGCAAAGGCCGCTCAGGTAATTCCAAGCATCCTGGCAGGGGTTGGAGATATGGCACAGGCTTTGCGTCCAAGTGCTTCCCTCTTGGCTGAGATGAATCGAGGAGCTCAATTTCACGGTGTAGTGCAGCACATGAGCGCGTTTATCCGTGATACAATGCGAACGATTACTGGCAGCGATCTTTTTGTGAAGATTGGCGACCTGCTCAAGTCAGTCGCATCGAGTGTTGAAAGCCTGAATCCAGAGCAAGTGAAAGCTTTGCAGGCAATTGCACCAGCAATCGGTCCAATCTTTACTGTTATTGGGTCGATTGGGTCCATTATTGCCGGACTTGCACGAGGACAAGGTGGGGGTGATACTGGGTTGGCTGCAAGAACAACTCCTGCCGATGCCGGAACCATCTTCCAGATGACGAACTTGGTTAATACCTTCTTCTCCAGAGTGAAGGATGACCTCCCTGTTCTTGTGACGAACATGCGCGCTGCTTTCGCTGGAATCTCCGTAAAGGAAGCCTCCAGTCTTACAAGGGGAATGCAGGCAATGCAGAGCTTGTTCCAAGTTGTTTCTGAGATCCCAAGATTCATCCAGTCGTTCAAGGGCTCGGCGGGCGATCAGGGCGTTGGGCAGATGACAACCTTGAGAGATATCACCCATACGATGAACCTTCTCTTGCTCACCTTGACTGGAGGAGAAGGTAGCAAGGGTTTGATTTCAATTCTTCAGACAATCGTCCCACAGCTTAAATCTGTTGGCGCTGTTATTGGCAATCCAGCAGCATTCTCAGCCAAGTTGGATTCAATGCGAGCTGTGTTCAACACGCTTAGCCAGATTCCGCAAATGATCCAATCCCTTTCCAGGGTGGAGAACATCGCTACAGTGACCTCCAACGTTGCTAATCAAATTGAGCGGGTTCAGTTTGCTCGAATTGCCACAGTTGTCACCGATATGGTTGCTCATGTGAACCAGCTCTCGGCGACTATCCGTGGAATCAGGCCAATTGAGATCGAACAAAGCCTGCAACACCTGGGGGACTCGATTGGCCTTGGTTCCCAGGGTGAGTACACAATCCAGAACCGAAACTTCACGGTTAACGTCAACGTCACGATCAAGTTGGACAATAACGGTCTTGATGCACTTGAACTTGGAATGCTTCGTCGTGTGGGTCCTCACCCAACACGCATCAACCACGGCTCGCTTGAGAGGTAACCATGGCAGATAGTAATATCATGGAATCCAAGGAGTTTCAAGAGCTCCTTGCGATGATTCCAGAGGACGAGAGAGCAAGGGTTTTGGAGGGCTTGGCAAATCTTCAGAAGGAATTCACGGAAAAGGTTCTCAAACCGATTGAAACCGCTGTGAATATGCAAAAACCCAAGAGCGAATAGTTACTGGCATGTCCAGAACTTCACGCCGTCTTGGGGACCTCATGCAAACCTTGGAGGAGAACAGAATTGTTCCCTACCTGGAGAATACCGGTCCCAACAACACCGTTCAAATCGACAAGGACGACATCCGTCCAGATGTTCTTCGTCGAATGGTCGAGTACGGCGTAAACGTCACCAACGAAACGGTCAACCAATTCCCCTTGAGCACAACCCAAGGGAAGTTTTCTCTCCAGGATGACCTTGGCAATCCAGCTCCATTGACAGACCCAGGAGCTAACGGACAGGAACACTTCACCAAGGGGCTCCATGAGACTGGTCCTGATGGGAAGTCTGCTGAGGTGGAGTTCAACAAGCTCTCCGAGAGCGGATTCTTGGATACTGATAGCAGTTCTGGCAAGTTTCGTATCAAGAAGGGTAAGAGCTCTTCAAATGATCCAAGCGCCACAGACATTTTCAAGGAAGTCAACGACCAAGGCGAGCAATCTAGCTTTGTGAAGCGTGTCAGGGAAGTACAATTCCAGAACAATCGCTTTACGCTTGGCAAAACCTTTATTCCGCGCTCCGGTTTGGAAATGAATGAAGGTTTGTCCGTGGAAACTCCAGGTTCCAGCGGTGCTGGTGCTGTGAGGGAAGAGGAAAGCAACCTGGGGATCGGGTACGCCCAGCAAGAGTTTGGAAAGTACGGACCAAAGAAGTTCCCAACTCCTCACGGGGACACCGCTGTCCTTGTCAAGCTCAGGGATTTGAAGAAGATTGGTGTTCTCACAATGCTCCAGGCTTCCGGGGAATACTACATTCCAACGGACCCAGAGAACATTGCACAAGAGTTGGCAGCAAGAGGCGCTTCCACAGCTCCAGGTCTTGCTCGAATGGGGCAGAAGATCGACATTAGCAGGATCAGTCCAACGAAGATCATGAAGGATGTAAACCCGGACTTCACGAAGCCTTCCTTGGAGGACAACATCATCCGTGATCCTGTAATGTCCTACGGTAGCGTGAACAACTGGCTTGCCCCATTTGCTGGTCTCACAAGCACAGCTTCCGTTGCCTCCGCTGCTCTCTTGGCTTTGACTGTTGGTGGGTTGATCAAGAGTGCAGCAGCAATCATTTCTGCACGCCGTCCAACCGTGGAATCGAACCTTGGAGGAAATCCTTCGAGAGGAGACCGCAGGAAGAGACTCGGTTCTTTTCTTGGAAAGGCATCGGAGCTTGACGCTTACCGGAATACGGAGTTTGAGATCCAGATTGCCCAGACCTCACACGATTACTTCCTTTGTGTATCCAAGGGCGTTGACGTGTTCTTTGGTCTTTCCTCGGCAACCAATGCCACCTCAAAACTCGCAAAGAACCACGGCTACTACAACACGATCATGCGCACCATCGTGCGTTCCACCACAGACTTCCTCTTGGCAGCAGCCGGTGGAATGGTGAATACCAATGAAGCTGATAGGCCAAGGAACGTCAACGATGTTACCCTCCTTGGAAACCCACTTGGCTCGATCGAGCTCATCCAAAAGCTGAACAACTCCCTTCTCCTGAAGTTTTGCAATATTCTTGCCACAATTGGCGATATTGCCATGAATCACGCTGATGCAGGATTTGCTCTGGATGAGAACGGCGAGGTGATTGAGTTCATCTCCGACGTGGACAAGATCGTTGTTGACGGACAGCTTGGACCAAGGGGAGAGGGTGCTCTCAACCCAGCAGCCCTTCAGTCGGCCAACCGTCTTCCTGGACCTTACAGAAATGCCTTGGCTTGGGGTTCTCAGACCTCCAAGTCGATGTACCTCATTCCAAACAGCATCTTCAGGGCAGAAGCAGCTTTCCTTGGATCAACGGACCAGTCAAGGAACCCAACAGAGGCCCTTGGGGCTTCATTGTCCAAGAACAATCTGAGCATTGTCAAGGGGCCAAGCGATGTTACCGGGAATAGAATCTCAGCGGAGGATGTGAAGCTTCTTGAAGAGTACCTGGAAGCCGATTACATGCCGTTCTATTTCCACGATGTAAGGACGAATGAAATCCTTACCTTCCACGCCTTCATGGAAAGCATGAGCGACTCCTTTGAGCCGGAGTACACCGACGTTGACGGTTATGGTCGAATTGGAAAGGCTATGATCTACAAGAACACCCAAAGGAGGATTTCTTTGGAGTTCCGTGTGGTTGCTACATCCGAGGATGACTTTGACTCTATGTGGTACAAGGTGAACAGGTTGATCATGATGGTCTACCCGCAGTACACCCAAGGTAGGCAGGTTGGCACAACGAACAACAAGTTCATTCAGCCATTCTCCCAACTTCCCGGAGCTTCTCCATTGGTTCGCCTTCGTCTCGGGGATGTTTGGAAGAGCAACTACACCCGTTTTGGTGCTGCACGTCTCTTTGGTGTTGGTTCGAACCAATTCTCCATTCAGGGACAAAACACCACGATTACCTACAATGCTTCCCTTCTCCGCAACCGTGAACAGGTCACCGAGCGCATGTCTCGCAGAGGAGAATACCAAGTTGGGGAGTATGCTATCCTTACCCCATTGCCAACGCAGAGAAGCCGAGGGGCGGGCAACAGGAACCTTGGCTACCCTCGCCTTGGAAACCTCACCAGTTCCCCTGGGCAGCCTTCACAGGTCCAGAGAACGGGTGCTGGAGGACGTGCTGGTGCAGGCATCAACGCCTTTGTTTCGGTCACCAATTCGGATTCAGCCGGTGGTAGGACTGTAAGCCCGCAGGCATCTCCAGCAGGAGCTCCATTGGTAATCTCCCAGGAAGTCAAGGTTCGAATTGTCGGATCAACAACCTCCACAAGCGATCCATCCCTGAAGCTCTATACCTTCTCCGTGCCAAATGGAACGGCGGGACAAGATGGTATTTTCGGCTGTTCTCAGTATGACCTCAGACCAGATCCAACAGAGATTACAAGGATTGCCTACAATCAATCATCCCAGGAGAATCTCCCTGACACCAACACCAACACCCAAGGTGTGGTCTCCGACTTCTTCAACCCAAATGGAGATAACGGAAACTCTGTTATCAAGGCTTTTGAGAGCACCAAGGGCAAGGGATTGGCTGGATTCATCAAGAACCTCCGCATGGATTGGAGCGACTCAAGGTGGGAAACAGGAAGGCACAATTCCCGTGCTCCAATGATGGTAAAAGTCTCCATGGACTTTGAACCAATTCACGACATCAACCCAGGTCTCGATTCGGATGGCTTCATGACAGCTCCGGTCTACAACATCGGGAACAGCATGAAGACATGGGTCAATGGAATGCCAGAAGACAAGCATCAAGTTGACAGAGAAGAAACCATCATGAAGAGAGCTCAACAACTTACCTTCCCTCGTTCCTCCAACGGTGTCGGTGTTGGAAATGGTGCGGGTGGTGGTGGAGTAGGAAATAATAGATGAAGCGCTACGGCAGAACCCCGACCATCGGCATTGGATACCGCTATGGCACCTCTTTTGCCCTTCCAGTCATTCGAGAAAACATGGCAGCCGGGAACATTCGCTTCCAGCAACTCACCCTCCAGGAGAGCAACCGCTTGGATATTCTTGCTGGAATGTACTACGGAGATGGTAGACTCTGGTGGGTAATTGCAGCGGCTTCTGACATTGGGTGGGCCCTTCAGGTTCCTGTTGGAACCATCATCAAGATTCCCGACCTTGCCGACGTTTCGCGTTATGTAGGATAACCATGCCAGCCGGTGCAAATCAACCAGCCACAACCATCCCACTTCAGGAATCCATCCGTAAGCTCTCGAAATACTTCGGGCTTTACACGGTAAGGGATCTTGCGGGCTCTATTGCTCTCTCCCAGATCCAAGGGCAGGATACTAATTCCTCCTTTGAAATTCCACCGCCACCAGAGTGGATCACCAAGATGATTGAGGTGCTGATTGACACCTCAACCGGTGGATACACGAGCCAGGACATTGTTGACAACATCAACCGCTTGCTCTTGGAAGGTGGTGGAGCTCAGAACATCCAAAATGTCATCGAGTCATTGAACAAGTCGGTCAAGGTGGTATTTGGCCCTGGGGATGGTGCTGGAAACCGTGCTGCCGGTGAGGGCTCCGGTGTGATCAAAGGCTCCACAAATAGGCCAGAAGATTCCGTTCAGGCCATTCTTGGCTCCACAACCATCAACTCCGACAGGTCCCACCCAAACAGGGATATTTCCCCTTCCTTGTCTGCGATCATGGTGAACAACGTTCGGGTTCTCCCAATTCACAGGAATGTGAACGCGGTTACCATCTTCATGAATGCCCTGCCAAGCATTGAGATTTCCAGGTGTGTTCCATTCCTGGAAGTCGTCTTCCAATTTAGCCGTCCACCAACGGATGCTGATGGAAGGATTCAAGCTCCTGGGTTGATCAAGTTCATTGATGGAGCGGAGGTTGCAAATGGAACTCGCCGCATCCTGCTTGACTCGTCTGTTGTCAAGGGAACAAACTCCGTTGGAAGGCAGCAGGAATACACGGCAGTGGGGATGGAGGTCTTCACAGCTCCGCAAACATTTGTGAATGCCGACGAGGACAAGAGCCAGAGCGCTCACGGCTCCGACAGAAGAAGTGTGCCAATTCAGGACAAGTTCAGGCCGATGATGACCTTCAAGAGCTTGACAGTCGAGATTGTCCCGACGACTGGCTTCATGTGCTTCAAGACAGCTAAAATGGACTTTGTTCTCCATGACAAGTCGCGTCTTGCTGAGGTCGCAGACTTCATTCGTCCTGATCTTTACGGAAATACGGAAATCTTGATCGAATACGGCTGGAGTCACCCCGATCCGCCATCGGCGAACAACATGTACGCTAATCTCCTCAACGGAATGAGGTGCAAAGAGAAATACGGGATCATCAACACCTCCATGCAGTTTGATGAAGCTGGGCAAGCCATCATTTCTCTTTCTCTTGCAATGAGAGGGGCGAATGACTTCAGGACTGAGACCATTTCCTCTGACGAGACCGGCGTTTCTGACATCATCCGTCAGGTTAGGAACCTTACTGAACAAGTTGGGGAACTTCGCAGGAGGGTATTCCAGTCCAATTCCATTGGCACCCGCGAGGTAAGGGGTGTTCAGGTCTTGGATGCAGCAAGCGACAGCAACGGCCAGCTCCTCTTGACCCCAGAACTCAGGACTGAACTTGCCAACTTCCGAGCTGCTCTAAGGAACACACAGAACCCAAGCGCAAGAGCTCTCCTGGGGGCCTTGAATAACCTTTATGGTGCCGATGGTCGAAGAGGCCAAACAACTCAGCTCCGTTCCACCATCCAAGCAAACATCGCTAGGAAGCTCGCTAGGCTGTCCAGGGGTGGAGTTGAGGCGTTCTCAGCAACCCCTACCGCAAACTACCCGGAAGGGCGTGCTGCGGGCCGCAGATATATCTCCTATTCGGGCGATGTAGCAAGGGAGATCAATCAAGCAGACCAAGAGCTCAGGACGCTTGGAGTACGGCCTTCTGTCACCCTTGGTTCTCTTTTCCTTGCATTTGTTGGACAACCACTTGCTCTTTCCAGGAAGTTCGACGACGTTCAGTTGATCTTTTACCCATTCAACTCCTATGCTGGATTCGCAAGAACCCTGAATATCGCCAATTTCCAGGTGGATACAAGGTACTTTCTGAGGGAGTACACAAGATACAGGATGGAGAACATCTCCCGTGCTGGAGATATGACCCTCCAGGACTTCCTCAGTTTTGTCTCTTCCACAATCATTGAAGACCCAGCAGCCCCATCTTACGGTCTGAGGAATCCAAGCGGAACTGGAAGACCATGGTGGACCACCCCAAGTGACAATGCTGTTGGTTCTGGAGAAGCTCAGTCAACGGCAACGGATTCCCTTGCCCTCCAAACCAGGATCGAGCAACTCCTCAGCGGACCAAATGGAACTCCAGATGGAAGCTTCAAGCTTCCACAACTTGATTACTTCATTGAGTGCATCCCAAGGACAGCAAGAGCTTTGCCAGAAGGCGCAAACTCCGATACCGCTTCTGGAGTATCCATCCTTCGCGTGCACATCTTCGACAAGCACACAACCTCCTACGACACACAAGCAGCTCTCCTGGAAGCAAACCGAGAGGATGAACTCAGGTCCATCCGTCCTGTCCCAACCCAACAAGGAGGCAATCCTGGGGTTTCTCAATCCCATGCAATGGAAGCCAACTCCATCATCCAAGCTGCTCAAAACGCTGGGTTGATTACCCAAATCCCCAACTCCAATCCGCCAATTTACAGAATTAACGGCGGACCAGCAAAGTTGCGGGAATTCATGATGAAGACCTCGCCTTACATCCTTGTTGGGGCACAAGGCACGGCTGTGAAGAACGCAGCTCTCTCAACTCAACAGAACGCTCAGCTCTCCACGGTCAACCTCCTTCGTTCCTTTCACTCAGACCCCCTGGAACCAAATGGTGAATCTCCTGGAGGACTTCCTCTCCAGGTGATTCCTTGTGATCTTTCCATTCCTTCCCTTGGTTGCCCTCTCCTGGAGTACGGTACGAAGTTCTTTGTTGACTTCAAGACCGGAACAACCATCGACAACTTCTACTACGTCACAGGTATCTCCCACAGGATCGAGGCAGGAGTCTTTACGACCGATGCCAAGTTCTCACCTTACGATGGCTGGGGCAAGTACCGTTCCTTGATTGATACGATCAAGAATGCCCAAACGATCTTGAACGATATTCAAGCAAACGCAAACAACACCCCAACAGGTCAACCAACAGGTGCACCAACAAGGTTGAGATGAGCCCTGGATTCTAGTTGAGTCCTGTGTTACCATCTCAGGATGGACATTTACATCCACAAAGATGCCGTTGGGTTCTCTCAACACCTTGTATGCCAATCTGATACACGGAAAATCCTGAAAGTCAAGGAGCTCCCCGATACGCCCTTGGTCTATGGGACACAGCAGTTCGAGGAGATCGCTCACCTTCATGGGTTGACCTCTCCAGAGTTCCCACCTGCTTCGCACAAGAAGGCCCTTCAAACGGCTTTGGCTGGTCAGGAGGTGTCAAGGGTACCTTGGGCTCTTACAATGCCTCAGTCGGTCTTCCTGGGGGCTCTGAGAGAGTTGGGGGACTACCTCATCGACAACTTCTCTTCCCTGGACTTGGAGTATTACCTGACACACGTCAAGGCTACCTCGGAGGTATTTGATCACCTGCAACCGGCAAAGATTGATCCGGTAGCTTGGAAGGTGTTCGGGGAGGACAAGCACGCCACTCAGATCATTCGGTCCTTTGAACCCGACCAGCTTGGGTTCGCTCAGGATGTGGTCTATTCAAGAGAAACAAAGACCGGACGAACCAAGGTTGTCTCTGGTCCAAAGATTTTGTCGCTCCCCAAGGACAAGCGTTCCCTGCTTACCTCAAGGTTCGGAAGGAAGGGGAAGATTATCTCCTTGGACTACCGCTCCCTTGAACCCTGGGTTGCCCTGGCTCTTGGTGGAGATCCTTCTACTACTATTACTATTCCCCCTTCTTCTTCTCTTCTTGGTTATCCTCCACTCGCACCTTCACCTACAGTTGTGGAAGACCTGTATGCTCATATTTCCAAGAAATTGGGTATTTCCGAAATCCCGAGGAACACAGTGAAGGAAGTTGTCCTGAGTCAGCTCTACGGAGCAAGCCGTGAGACGGTTGTTTCCAAGCTGGACTCAGTTAGGGATGCCGATGGGTTGATTGAGCTCCTCGATGACTTTTTTGGGTTGCAAAAAATGCGTCAACGCTTGAAGGAAGAGAATGAAGCTTCCGGTCGTACCTTCATCAAGAGTCACTTTGGTCGTCATGTCGACACGAGAGAGGCCGAGGACTACATGCTCCTGAACTACTTCATCCAGAGCACTGCTGTGGACGTAGCTCTCTACGGCTTCAAGAGGGTCCTGGAAGCCCTTGAAGGGGATACAATGATCATTCCCTTGTTCCTTGTGATCGACTCGATTGTGCTCGACGTACACGAGGAAGCGGAGGATAGGCTTCCCGAGCTTTGCAAAGTTGGCTCTCAGGGTATCCCCCTCTTCCCAGGCTTTACCTTTCCTCTCAAGGCCGAACGATTTTAGCTTCTAGCGGTTAAATCGAAGTTTCTTGCCAGCTATCTTGTCGGACATGACAACACCAGAGTTCGACAAAGCGGTAAGCAACTTCCAGAAGCTTGAGAAGTTCGTCGCCGACAACGTTAAGTCCTCATCTCAGAAAAAGGAAGCTCTTCTCAGAGTCCTTGGGGATACCCCGGAGCTTGTGTTGGCTCCTGCATCCACAAGGCGAGAGTACCATGGAGCTTTCCCTGGTGGACTTGTCGAGCACTCCCTCAAGGTGCTCAAGAACATGAGTATCCTGAACAAGAGCTTTGAGACCAAGCTTTCAATTGAGGAAATGGTGGTGGTTTCCCTTTTCCATGATGTCGGAAAAGCTGGGAAGGATGGCATCGAGTATTACCTTCCAAAAAATTCCGACTGGCATGCCTCTCGTGGTATCTTCTACGAGGTCAATCCTGTATTCAGTTCGACGAAGGTATCGCAGCTCTCCCTCTTCAAGCTTCAAGCAGCCGGTGCTGTGCTGAGCGAAGGTGAGTTCACAGCGATCTACAACTTTGATCAAGCAAATCGCGACCCTGATATGCCCATGACCAACGAGCCAACCCTCGCTGTCATGCTCCGTCAAGCTATCGGAATCTCCTGTCACCAAGGTCGTGACAAGAGTAAGGTCACCCTTTGAAAAATCGTATAAGTGTGCGAATTCACTGGAGATAAATCGTACACGGCGGTTAACAGTTCACCCCTCCTGGGCCATACTTAGAAAGACAGCAAAACGGCTGTCCCAATAGTAAAACCCAAGTTTCAACCCAATCACAACCCAAGTAAAACCCAAAGGAAAAACCCAAAATGACAATCAACATCAAGGCACTCGCAGAAAAGTTCGCTGAGCTCTCCGGTGAAAAGAAGAAGAAGGCGGGTCCCTCGCTTCCGTTTTGGAAGCCAACCTTGACCGAGGATGGAAAGGCACGCACTTTCAACATCCGTTGCATGCCAACGAGCTTTGACGGACAGCCGTTCTTCGAGTTGAACTACTACGACAACAAGAAGTTGAGCCCTTTCCGTCTTGTTGCCCCTGCTCAGTTCGGTCTTCCCGATCCCGTTGCAGAGCTTGTTGTCGAGCTCAACAAGGATCGCGGAAACAAGAACGCCTGGAACACGATCCGTGGTCTCCTTCCTCAGCCTCGCTTCTACGCTCCAATCCTCGTTCGTGAGGAGAAGGAGAAGGGTGTACAGGTTTACGAGGTGAGCCGCAATCTCTGCAAGAAGTTCTATGCGAACTTCCTTGATGAGGAGTACGCTGAGGAGCAGCTCAACGACCCAATGGTTGGTCGTGACTTCAAGTTGACGGTTTCCCCAAGCGGAAAGACGTTTACGAATGAGACAACCGGCAAGTCGTACCCTGTGAACGACGTTGACGTTCGTCCTGGTGGCAAGACCTCGAAGCTTGCTGCAACGCAAGAGGAGATTGACAAGCTGGTTGCCACCGTGCCGAACTTTGCTGAAATCTTCAAGAAGCAAGTCAAGGGCTACGACGAGCTTGCTCAGATGCTCCGCAAGTACCTCGACATTGATGCAGGAAGCATCGCTGGAACTGCCGACGCAGAAGTTGGCTCTGACGATGAAGCCCTGAAGTCGGTTGAGGATCAGTTCAACGGCCTCTGATACAGAAAAAAGGCAGAAAAAAACCCTCATCGGTGAAAACTGGTGGGGGTTTTTGGCATTCTAGGGGAAAGAAATGTCAAGCAAACCAAGCAAGATTTTCGAGACAGTCGACGGCATTTTCTACGCCTCCATTCCATCGGGCTTTGAGAAGAAGGTTGTCCGGGAGCACGCTCTCTCGGAGCATTCCTTTCAGGCCAGCATGGGTGTGCTCAGCTACAACGCCGAGAGGTTCTATCTGAAGGACCTTACAACAAATGGCTTCTACTTGATGGATGGGAGCAGCTTTGCCGATATGGTGAAGAAGGCAACCTTGATCAAGGGAATGATCACGGCTCGTTGGAAGTGGAAGGCCACGCCGTCCTCGGTTACCCTGGTTTTTTGCGAACAAGTGGACGAATAGGCAATTCAAGTATTCGTTCCGACCAGAAATTAGCTCACAGAATCAAGGAAGCAAAGCAATGGCAAAAGCAAAGACAGTGAAAGAATCGACTCCAGCAACCGCAGCCGCAACAACAATGGACAACGCCGATGATTACTCCTCGGAATTGATCAAGCAGATCAACCGAGAGGCAAAGGAGCAAGTTGCTTGGAATCTCGGTGATGTTTCCGCACCAACGAACATCAAGCGTTGGGTGAGCACCGGCTCTGTCCTCTTGGACTATGCCATCTCGAACCGCCCTGGTGGTGGTTTCCCAGAAGGAAGGATTATTGAGATCCAAGGCCCTCCATCTTGTGGAAAGAGCCACCTTGCATTCCAGGCTGCAAAGAGCTGCCAAGAAATGGGCGGTATTGTGGTCTACATCGACACGGAAAATGCAACCTCTCCTGAGAACCTCCGGTCGCTTGGATTGGACGTGAAGAAGAACTTCGTGTTCATTCAGAACAACTGCACGGAGGAGGTCTTCAAGTTCATTGAAATGGCCATTCTCAAGTCTCGTGCCCTCAACAAGAACGTTCCAATGTTGATCATTTGGGACTCTGTTGCTGCCACCTCCCCAAAGGCCGAGCTTGAAGGAGAGTACACAGATAACTCCATCGGTCTCCAGGCCCGTGTGCTCTCCAAGGGTATGCGGAAGATCAGCAATATCATTGCCAGCGAGAAGGTGGTTCTCTTGATCATCAACCAGCAGCGCATGAAGATTGGCGTCATGTACGGTGACCCAACCACGACTCCAGGTGGCTCTGCCATCCCCTACGCTTGCTCTGTTCGACTTCGTGTGATGACGGGTCAGCCTATCAAGGGAGAAAAGGATAAGGTTTACGGCATCAACGTCGAGGTGAAGGTCATCAAGAACAAGGTTGCCCCACCTTTCCGTGCCGCTGAGCTCTCGATCCTCTTCGGAAAGGGAGTTGTTGACGATGGGCCACTCTTTGACTCTCTCAGGCAGTTCTGTGAGGCTAACGGCCCCGTGATCTACAACGGGAAGCGCTTGAAGATTGAAGGCGCTCAAGCCTGGAAGACCTTCTCCGTTGTGAATGCCTCGGACGGAGAGATTATCCATGAGGTGAAGTTCTACAAGGACGATTTCCGTTCTTCGGTGTTGAATGTCCCCGAGTACAAGGAGTATGTTGACGCTCTCTGCGCCACTGCCCTTGTTGCTGGAGAGGATACCCAGCATCCATCGTTCAAGGGTGTTGACGCCAACTCCTACGAGGAAATGCGAAAGCAGGAAGACGACGAATGAGCATTAACATCAGCTTCAAGAAGGTCCACCCAAGCGCTCAGCTCCCAACCCAAGCCAACCCTGGGGATGCGGGTTTTGACCTCTATTGCGTCGAGGATTTTGAGTTGAAGGCCGGGGAAACCCTGTTGGTGAAAACCGGCTTGAAACTTGCCTCGGTCTCAAACACCCAACTCAAGGATGTTTTCCTTCAAATCCTCGGTCGAAGCGGTCTTGCCAAGAAGGGAGTTTTCCCAATCGGTGGCATTGTGGACCAGACGTACCGAGGAGAGATTGGAGTTTTGCTCCACAATGGCAATCCCCCAAAGTTGGAAAGGGACTCTTGGGGTGGCTACTACCTTGATCCATGCCCGATTGCCTTCAAGGCTGGAGACCGCATTGCTCAGGTTGTGATCCAGGTGATTGCCACGCGCAGCTCCATCGGGACTGTTAACTTGACTGAAGTCGAAGAAGTCGAAGACACCTCCCGTGGGGATGGTGGATTTGGTTCGACGGGTCGGTAAAAAAATACCGCGAGATGTGAGAGAGTTCTTGCATAGGTAACTCCATGCAAGAACGACCAATCCTTATCATTGATGGATACAACCTCTTCGTCAGAGCATAGTTAGTGCAATGGCGAAGAAGCGAATCATAATTCCAGAACCAGAGCTGCGTCGGCTGTATATCGACGAGCAGTGGTCAATGAAGGAGATTGCACATCACTTTGGCTGTTCTGCACAAACTGTGTGCAATATGATTCAAAAGGCAGGAATTGAAGCTCGTTTATCAACGAAGCATACTGCTCGAACAAAGGAAAAGCAAGCAAAAGCCAAAAGTGGAGTAAATCATCCATTTTTTGGTAAAGTGCGCCCAGAACATGCGGCTTTGATGAGTGAAAAGCGAAAAGGTATTGTCTTCTCCGAAGAAACCAAGCGCAGGATGTCTGTTGCGAAAAATGGTATGTGGGGTGGCAAGTACATTGGACCAAATCACCCTCGATGGTTGCCGCCCGAGCAACGAAAATCTCCTCTTTACAAGCAAATTCGTGATTGTGTGAAAATGCAAGACTGGAGGAAGAAGGTGTTTGAACGAGACAACTACACCTGCAAGTTCTGCAATCATCGGGGTGGAACTCTTAATGCGGACCACATTAAACAGTTCGCCTTGATTCTCAAGGAGAATTCAGTGAAAACATTGGAGGATGCTTTGGAATGCTGTGAGTTGTGGGAGTTTGACAATGGACGAACTCTATGCGACGACTGCCATCGCAAGACAGACACTTTTGCAAAGAAGGTAAATTAATGAACGAAAGGCCAATCTTAATAGTCGATTCTATGAACATCTTCGTGAGGCACTTCATGGCGAATGACGCCGTAACGACCGTAGGGGACCCATGCGGGGGAGTTGTTGGGTTCATCAAGGCTCTGCACTCTCTCACCCAACAGTTCAACCCAGTGCGCCTATACGTCGTTTGGGAGCAAGGCGGGGGATGTCCCAGGAGAAGGAAGATTTTCCCTGAGTACAAAGCCAACCGGATGAAGGTGAGCTCGGAGTTCAAGGCCATTGGTCTTCCTCCCAATGGAGTCCCTTCGAAGAAGTGGATCAAGGACGACAAGGAGAACAAGTTGACGCAGACCAAGAACCTTGTGGCTGCTCTCAAGCACCTCCCTGTGTGTCAACTTTACGTTGCAGATACCGAATGCGACGATGTGATCGCCTACCTGATCCAAAACAAGCTGAAATCGGTCGACGCAATGAAAGTCATTGTGTCCTCCGACAGGGATTTCTACCAACTCCTGGATGATCCAAATGTTCAACTCTACAACCCTGCGGACAAATCACTCCATGGTGGTCCCATCGTGAAGGTGAAGGTTGGGAAGGATGAATTTGTGAACATCCCGGCTCGGAACTATGCCTTGGTAAGGACTCTTACAGGAGACGACTCGGACAACATCCCTGGAGTCCCAGGACTTGGTTTCAAGACGGCTTTGAAACTCTTCCCTGAACTCCTGGACAACGAGAAAGACCGAAGCGTCCAGGAGCTTGTTGAGGTTGCCAAGACCAAGTCAATGGAAAAGAAGGCCCTCAAGGCTTACGGTTCCGTCGCTTCCTGCGGGGACATGATTTGGAGGAACTGGCAACTGATGTTTCTCACAGAGTCGACTATGTCCTACGAGCAGATGAAGAAGATTGACTTCGCTGTAGAGAACTTCTCTCCCACCTGCAACAAGATGGAATTCATCAAATCCCTGCTGAATTCCAAGATTGTGAGCAGCATCAACTACGATGCCCTTGTTTATGACATGCAAGTGGCATTGATCCACTCGGTTCAAAATTCGAATATCGGATAAAGGAAGTTCACCAGCTCGAGAGGTACTTACCTCTTACCGATGGCAGTGAGTGCCGCTTCTCGCCGATGTTAAAAAACGCAACCAAGTGAACAGAGCGGTAAATCCCAAATCTTGCTGATGTAAGCTAACTCTTCCAGCCCCTACCTTTCAAGAGGGTTGGAATGACCAAGGAGAATTGAATGTCCACCACAAGTGAAGACAACAGGAACTCATTTGCCAAGTTCGACCGTGCTTTTCAGGAGAAGATCGTTCAGGCTCTCTTGACGGATCGGGTTTGGGCGGCCCAAGCGGCAGAGATCCTTGATGTCGAGTATTTCGAGTATGCCTACCTCCGTACGATGGCAAGCAAATACCTCTCGTACTACAGGGCGTACAAGGAGTTTCCGTCCCTGGACCTGTTCATCACAGTGATGAGGGACGAACTCAAGGTCGTGAATGACCCTGCCTTGGCTGAGCAGGTGATTGGGGTCATCAAGAACACCAAGATCAAGAAGGACTACGGTGACTTGCAGTACGTCAAGGAAACGGCAATGGCATTCTGCCGCCACCGTTCCTTTGCAAGTGCCCTTCTTCAGTGCGCTGAGCTTGCAAAGTCGGAAGATAAGTACGAACTCTCCCTGGAGATCATCAAGAAGGCTATTTCTTCGGGACAAGCAACCGCTCCAGCTCTGTCTCTGGAAGACGACATTGATGCGAGGTACTCTGTTACCTTTCGCAACACGATCAGGACGAACATTTGTGTTCGCTCCTCCAATTGGGATATGATTGACGGCCCTTCGTTGGACGCCAAGAAGATTCTCAATGGAGGAACTGGCTCTGGCGAGTTGAATGTCGTGATTGCCCCAACTGGCGTGGGAAAGAGCCACTGGCTTACCCACGTTGGTGCGCAGGCATTGACTCAAGGAAAGAACGTCCTTCACTTCACCTTTGAGCTTGCTGAGCGTGCTGTTGGAGTTCGCTATGACTCTCACCTCCTTGGAATTGACTCCTTGGATTGTGCGGAGCGTATGGATGAGATCAAGAAATACTACGCCGACAACGCCGGAATCCTTGGAAAGCTCAGGATCAAGTATTTCCCAACGGGAACTGCTACGGTTCAAACCCTTCGGTCATTCATCGACAAGCTTGCGCTTGAGGGCTTCCGCCCTGACATGTTGGTGATCGACTACGCTCAGATCATGCGGTCTACAGAGAAGTACGACCTTCCAAGGATGGAGCTCAAGAAGATTTTCGAGGAGCTCAGGGCATTCGCCTCGGAATTGGATGTTCCTATTTGGACAGCCTCTCAGTCCAACAAGGAAGGTGCTGAGGCTGACATCATCTCTCTTGCCAACATGGCAGAGGCGTACGCCCAGGCTCACATTTGTGACTTCGTGGTCGGTCTTGGACGCCCTGAGAGCAAAAAAGCAACTGGTATCGGCACCCTGTTTATCGCCAAGAACAGAAATGGTATCGACGGACTCAGCTTCCCAATCAAGATCGACACCGCTCGTTCAAGGTTCTCTCTCCTCTCCGAGGATGAGGTCCGAGGCTTGACAGCAGAACAAGAGCGGGAAGCCAAGGAAGAAAGAAACTTCGTTCAACGGTCCTTCAGGAACGTTTTGAACAGAGCAAATGAATCGGGAATGCAATTGACATCCTCCCGTACGGAAGAGTGAACAGGAGATAGCTTATGGTTTCGTTTCAGGAAGCAATTCAGCAGTCAACAGAGTATTTCGAAGGCAACACCCTCGCCGCCAACGTGTTTGTGTCGAAGTACGCCTTGAAAGATGAAAATGGTGAGCTCGTGGAGGCAACTCCAGAGCAAATGCACCGCCGTCTTGCCAAGGAATTCGCAAGGATCGAGAGCAAGTACAAGAACCCACTCTCAGAGGAGAAGATTTTCTCCTACCTGGACAAGTTCCAGTACGTCATCCCCCAGGGTTCCCCAATGGCTGGCATTGGTAACAAGTACCAGCTCATGAGCTTGTCGAATTGCTTCGTGATTCCACCCCCACATGACTCTATGTCGGGTATCACCTACACCATGGGTGAAGAGAAGGAGATCATGAAGCGACGTGGTGGTGTCGGCTTTGACATCTCCCCTATTCGACCAAAGGGAATGCAGACCAGCAACGCCGCAGGCACCACAGACGGCATTGCTGTCTTCATGGACGACTTCTCTGATGCCTGCCGCAGGACGGCTCAGAATGGGCGCAGAGGAGCCTTGATGCTCACCATTTCGGTTCACCACCCGGAGATCCAAACCTTCATTGATATCAAGAAGGACAAATCCAGGGTCACTGGCGCAAACATCTCCATTCGCCTTTCCGACGAGTTCATGGAAGCCGTCAGGGACGGCAAGGATGTGGAGCTCCGTTTTCCTGTTGATTCGCCAACCCCAAAGGTTCGCAAGATGGTTGACGCTCGTTCCCTTTGGACCGAGATCGTGACAGCAGCCCATGCAAGCGCAGAGCCGGGTCTTCTCTTTTGGGACCCGATCATGAAATACTGCCCAGCGAACAACTACCCGGAGTACAAGACCTCCTCGACCAATCCATGCGGAGAAATCACCCTTTCTCCATATGACTCTTGCCGTCTGCTCTTGATCAACACCCTCTCCTTTGTGAATCAGCCGTACACCAAGAACGCAGCGGTGAATTGGGTTCATTTTGGCGAGGTGGTCCGCCACTCTCAACGTCTCATGGACGATATCATCGACATGGAGCTGGAGTCGATTGACCGAATTCTGGCAAAGATTGCCAACGACCCTGAGCCAGAGCACATCAAAGCAGCAGAGAAGAGACTTTGGACCAACATCCGTCAAGCTTGCGAGCGAGGCCGTCGCACCGGTCTCGGAGTTACCGCAGTTGGTGACTTTGTTGCAGCCCTGGGAATGCGCTATGGTTCCGAGGAAAGCATCCGTGTCGTTGAGGAGCTCTACAAGCAGCTTGCCCTGAACAGCTACGCTTCCAGCATCGAACTCGCCAAGGAGCGTGGGGCATTCCCAGCATTCAGCCACGACCTGGAGAAGAATGACCCATTCCTTCAAAGGATTTGGGACGCCCGTCCTGACTTCTACGAGGCATACCTGAAGTACGGACGCAGGAACATTGCAAACAACACCACCGCTCCAGCCGGTTCCACTTCTATCCTGGCAAAAGCTGTGATGGGCTTCGGAACTACCTCTGGAATCGAGAATGCCGTTTTCGCTGCATTCTACCTTCGCAGGAAGAAGATCAACCCAAGCGACACCAATGCAAGGGTTGACTTCACGGATGCCCAGGGCGACAAGTGGACAGAGTACAAGGTTTACAACCAAGGCTTTGCTGCTTGGAAGGAAATCAACCAAAAGGGTGACGAGGACGTGGAGCAATCCCCGTACTGGAAGTCGACAATTGCTGATGTGGATTGGGTTGCCAAGGTGGAGATGCAGGGCGCTGCTCAAAAGTGGATCGACCACTCCATCTCCAACACCACCAACCTCCCTCGTGACGCCTCTGTGGAGACCGTGAAGGCGGTTTACATGAAGGGTTGGGAAGCTGGCTGCAAGGGAATCACGATCTACCGCGATGGCTGCCGTGACGGTGTGATTCTCTCCGCAGAAGGTGGTTCGGATGTCGAAGAGGAGATGTTTGTTGAACACCATGCTCCGAAGCGTCCTGCCGAGCTGGAGTGCGACGTTTATCACCCAACCATCCAAGGTGAGAAGTGGACAATCTTCATCGGAAAGCTTTCCGGTCGTCCTTACGAGGTAATGGGCGGACTTTCCAAGCACATCACGCTTCCAAAGCGTGTCCGTGAGGGAAAGATTGCCAAGCGCAATGGAGAGGTTAACCCAGCGGAGTACGACTTCCACTACGACTTCGAGAGCCCTGAGAACGAGACCATCATCAAGGACATTGGCAACATCTTTGAGAACGCAACCCATGCCGCCTTCACAAGGACAATCTCCTTGGCTCTCCGCCACGGAGCTCCTGTGCAGTACGTCGTGGAGCAACTCCTCAAGGGTGCTGAGAAAGAGTCCGACCTGTTCTCCTTCTCCAAGGTTATGTCCAGGGTGTTGAAGAACTACATCAAGGACGGAACCAAGGCCAGCCAGAAGAAGTGCCCGGATTGTGGGTCCACCAACCTCAGCTACCAGCAAGGCTGCGTGACCTGCCTCGACTGCGGCTCCTCCAAGTGCAACTAATTTAGTATATTCGCACGCTTAACACTTTCAGCATCCCATGCTATACTTAGCTGTATGAGCATTGCGTGTGAAATTTGTCATGAAGTGTTTGTGAATAATCTTGGCGGGCAGCTAACGCAACATGTTAAGTCTGCCCATTCTCTTACTCTTGAAGAGTATGTGGTCCAAGTCGAGCATGGTGGAGTTGCACCGTCTTGTGCTTGTGGCTTGTGTGGGGATCGTCCTGTTTTCTATCGAGGCAAGTTCAAGCGATATGCCCTTGGACATGACTCGTTTGAAAAACGAGCCGAGCTCTATGTGGCTAAGTTTGGCATTCCATCGTGCTTGACTTGTGGTGGGTCCGCTGGCTTCCACAGAGGTCAGCCGAAGAAGTTCTGCTCTTTCTCCTGTCAAGGAAAGCAAAATGGCTTTTCAAAACCCTCGACGCAATTGCGCATTCAGGAGGTGGTGCAGGCAAAGTACGGAGTCAGTAATGTTTCCAAACTCCCGGAGGTTCGGCGGGCCATCTCCGAGTCAAACACAGGCCGGTTGGTGGTCGTGTCAGATGCGACAAAAGCAAAACACTCGCTCAACTCAAGGGAGCGATGGAGCGATCCATCCACAAGAGCTAGAATGAGTGCTGGCATCAAGAAAGCTGTCAATTTGCCAGAAGAGAGACAGAGGAGAAGTGAGTTTCAAACGGAAAGAATGAATGATCCAGCTTACGTGGAGAGGCTATTTGGAACCCATTGGGGGAAGCTCAGTAAACTTCACCAACGACTCAGAGCTGAGTTGAGGCTTGAAGAATTTGGGTTTAAGTCGGAAGAAATTGTTGGCAACCGATTGGTTGATGAACTTTGTATTGAGAGAAAAATTGCCATTGAAATCAACGGAGACTACATTCACGCCAACCCAAGGAAGTACAGTGCCGAGGATGTAATCCGCATTCCTGGGGATAGCTATACTGCTGCCGAGAAATGGGAGAAAGATGCGAGGAAAATCGCCTACCTTGAGTCGAAAGGGTATCAAGTGCTTGTCATTTGGGAGAGCGATGACATGGAAAAATGGCGAGAAAGACTGGAGACCTTCTTTGAAGGTTGACTTCTCACGGGTAGTGGGTTACATTGAAACCCATGCCCGAGAAGCTCTTTGTGTCGATCCAGTTCAACAACTTCGGCCAAATCCGAGAAGACAAGCAAATTCGAAGGAATGTGGAGTTCATTGAGTGGCTTGTCACCACGCACAGCCCCACCTTCAAGGAAGAAGAAGTGCTTGATCCTGGGCATGAGCACATCCTGGAAGTTGACAAGTCAATGGCTCTCTGGGCCCAGGAGAAGCTCGATGAACTTGCTCTGGTGAATGGCTTCAATTGGAAGCAGACAGAACCCTGTACTTGCTCTTGTCACAAGCCAGGGTCCGATATTCTTCATTTTGATTCGTGCTGCCGATACACCTACCGGAAGTACAAGAATCACGTTCCTACACGATGGATTTGAAAAGAGGGAAAAATGGAAAGCGAAAACAAGGCTTATTTGGTTGAGGACGATGGCGGGGCCAAGTATTGGGTTGTGGCGACTTCAATTGAGGAAGCAAACAACTTCGTTAACAAGGAGCTCTCGTTCGACGAATCCGAGTACAGAAGCAAGGTCATCGAAGTGCGGGAAATTGACCCAAAGACAACGCCAACCTGGGATGAAGGTGGTCATGAAATTGGTGTGATGGCTGACTTCATGACAAAGAAGGGAATTCTCGCCTGTTCAGAGTGGCCATAATGCCGCGCCGTCCTGATTACATCAAGTGCGTGAAAGCCGACAAGGAAAGGCAACTTTCTTGGTGCGGAAGGAGCCTTGACATGGAATGGGTATTTACGAGCATTGAGCACGCTGTGCTTCATCGAAAGGGAGCCGGGAGGTTGCTTGTTTGCTCGAAGTGTGCCAAGGTTATCTCCGAATACCTGACGGAGTGCACGGAAGAACGAGACTGTGGTCTGAAACGGAAAGACGGTTGACTCCAGCCTGAAATAGGTGCATAGTCCGTAGCTACCCTCTACCAAAGGTAACGAATGACCACCATTTCATTCAGGCCAAATGAGTCGGATGCCAAGGTTCTCCCCAGCATCCCGACCAACCCTCTGAGCTTCCAGCAGTACCAGGAGACGATCAAGGCGCTAGGGAAGCAGTACGACTTCACCCTGCTTGATGCACGTCCAGAAGCACCCAAATTGGTGGAGTACAAGGTTGTTGATGGACACCGAAAGGCGTTCTACGTCCAGAACTTGGCCGACGTGTGGCAGTGCTCTTGCAAGGAGTTTGTGGAAACGCAAACTGACCATTGCGAGCACATTGGAATCCTGAAGCATGCCCAAGCTTTCCCGTGGGTTGCTCAATTCCGAGTGTTCCAGAAGTTCGAGCGAGCGATCCAGCAGAGAAAGCTCAGCCCTCTGTATCGAACCACAGCCTTCAAGCTCAAGGGGTATAGTGGGGAGAGTGATGGCATTTGCACCTACACCACAGGGACCAAGCAAGCCCTCAAGACTGCACCGGTCATCGAGAGCGTTGCCATTCCCACATTTCGGGAGAGATTCAACCTAGACTCCATGGTCACAGACAGCGAGCTCCTGGCTTCTGTCCCATCGAGTGCTGGTATCCTTGCGGCTCCGCTGAACCTCTACGACTACCAAGAGGAAATCTTTGCCTCCATGCTCAAGGCGAAGAAGGCTGTTTGCTCCATGACCATGGGCAGTGGAAAAGCGCAGCCGCTCAGCAGCAAAATTTTGACCCCTTCCGGCTGGGTGCCTATGGGTCAAATCAAAGTCGGGGATTTCGTGATTGGTCGCAATGGCCTTCCTACCAAGGTCACTGGTGTGTACCCCCAGGGAATGAAAGAGGTGTTCGAGGTGAGCTTCTCGGATGGTTCGAGGACTCAATGTTGCGAAGACCATTTGTGGTCCGTGATTACACCGAGGGATAAGCACAGAGGTAAGGGGTTTAAAACAGTCGCACTAAAAGACATCAAAGACCAATTGGTGGGAGAGAACGGCAATCACAATTTTCAGGTGCCAATGGTTTGCTCGGTAGAGTTCACGCCAACACCAACAGTGCTTGACCCTTACTTGCTAGGTGTTTTGTTGGGAGATGGCTCTTTTGGACCCAAATCCGTTACTTTCTCAAGCGCGGATCAATTTGTCGTTGATTCCATCAAAGCTGCCCTACCTTCGAACCTGTCAGTCAAATTTCTCGGACGCTGCGATTACCGAATTTCGAAGGCTGAAAAAACTCGTGCTGCCAATGAGTTGCTAGATCAGCTCCGAGTATTGGGGTTGGGCGGGAAAAAATCCCATGAAAAGTTTGTGCCAAAGAGTTTCCTCTACAACTCTGCTGAATGTCGGCTCAACATCCTTCAGGGTTTGATGGATACGGATGGGTTTGTCTCTAGTGATGGGATGAGTGTGCAGTTTTACTCCACATCCAGGCAGTTGGCAGAGGATGTTCAGGAGTTGGTAAGGTCATTTGGTGGTAAAGCCACCCTGTCACCCAAGCAAACAAGCTTTACTTACTTGGGGGTGAAAAAAATGGGCAAACCAAGTTACGTTGTAACAATTTCAGCACCTCCTGGTTTGAACCTGTTTCGTTTGCCCCGAAAACTTTCTCGAATTCGAGAAAGAACCAAATACCAGCCAATTCGCTCCATGACATCGGCTGTTTCTGTCGGACACGAAGTAGTTCAGTGCATCAGTGTTGATGCAGCCGATCACTTGTATGTCACAGACGACTACATTGTGACTCACAATACCCTGACCTCGATTGCCTGCTATGGCTGGCTTCGGGCAAACCTCAACCCAAATGCCCGTCTTTTGGTAATCTGTCCAAAGTCATTGAAGATCCAGTGGGCAAAAGAGGTAAAGCGAGCCCTTGGCATGGATTCCCTGCTCGTCAACACCCCAAAGCACCTGGAGAAGTTGGGAACGAAGAGCGTGGAAATCGTCACCTATCAGACCTTTGCGAAACGCCATGAGCGTTTCACCGAGCAGAGGTATGACTTGGTGATCATGGACGAGATCCAGTTCATTCGGAACGACGAGTCCAAGGCTTGGAAAGCCGCCAAGACGCTGAAAAGCGAGTATTTCTTTGGCCTTTCTGGCACGGTCATCGAGAACCGTCTCGATGACCTCTACTCGATCATGGACGTGATCGCTCCCGGTTCGCTTGGGCCAAAGTGGAAGTTCTGCGCTCAGTTTCAGAACGTCATCTCCGTCAACAGGAAGGTTCTGGTGTTTGCGGGGATCAAGAACATTGAGCAATTGCACCAAAAGATCAAGGGAAAGGTCTTTGGGTACGACAAGCTGACCCTTCCTCCAATTACCCACACTCACAAGTCCGTTGGAATGACCCCGCAGCAACGCAAAGTCCACGACGACTTCCACCAGATGGCAAAGCGGTTGCTGGCAAAGGCTCTTGCTTCCGGTCTCTCCTTTGCAGAGAAGATGATGCTCCAGGCTTACCTCCTCAAGGCGCGACAAGCTTGCAATGCCGTGGACTTGATCACGAAAGCTACCAGCCCGCTTTCCTCGAAGACAGCAAACGTCTTGAAAGACGTGAAAGACCTGATTGCCAAAGGGCACAAGATCGTGCTATTCTCTCAGTGGACAGAGTACCTGGACCTCCTTTCCAGGGAGCTAACCAACGACGGGATCAAGCACGTTTTCTTCACCGGAAGGGAATCGGAAAAGCAAAGGGCGAAGAGTGTCGAGGCATTCACTGTTGACCCAAGGGTTTCGGTGTTCCTCGCCTCGGATGCTGGTGGTGTTGGCTTGGATGGCTTGCAGATGGCCGCAGACGTGGTCATTCACACAGAGCTCCCATGGAACCCAGCTCGGCTAGACCAGAGGACAGGACGTGTTCACCGCCTCGGCCAATCCAAGCCAGTGCAAGCCCTGTACTACTACGCTGCTGGGACAATCGAAGAGGACATGCTCCAAGTTCTCCAGGGCAAGCGGGACATTCGGACTCTCACCCTTGACGTTCCAAAAGACTGAACTTACAGTTGACATGAAAAGGAGTAAAGATGGGCTATTACTACTACGGACCATTGCAAAAGCGAACGGAATTTGACGACGCAAAGCCCCCAAAGGTAGTTGGCGGGTTTGTGATCCTCAAAAAGGGCACTTCCCGGAACCTTTTCAACGAAAAGGGAATTGAGGTCACTGCGTACTTTGATTGGATGGACGGGTACACAGTCAAGGCAACCATTCCCCAACTCAATGAGCTCTTTGAGAGTGGACTGGTGAAAGTGGCGGAGCCGGTGCTCGTTGAGTCTATTGGTCGGAGGTAAATGCCCTATTTAGGGACATGAAAGAGTCCTCACTTTTCGAATTCCTTGAGAACACAGCCCAGCAAGAACTCGACGAGCTCTCCAAGATCAAGGAGCCAAAGAGAAGTGGGTTGGCTGTCGATCAGCTTGGTTTGAAACCTGGAGGCGGCGTTCACAACATCGTGACCGTCTACAATCAAGCAACTCCCGAGGAAAAGGAGTATTGGGGTAAATGGTATCACAACGCCAAATCTGATGTTGAGGACCTCGCTCTTGCCTTCAAACTCCCGTTTCCTGTTGCAGCCGCAATTGTTGCCGTTCTATCTCCAGGCAACAAGTGGAATAGCAACCTTTCCGCTGCCGAGAAGCTCTTGAGAGGTGAGGAAAAGATCAATGCCTACCCTCGTCAGGTGCTCAGAGCCAAGGAGATCCTCAAGAAGGGGGATACCAAGCTAGTAACCGGTCCAAAGGTTACCGTCTTCTTCAAATCCCTCATGGACCCTTCTTCTGTCGAGAAGGATATGGTCCTTGATGGACACGCCATCAACATTTGGCGTGGTGCCAAGGAAAACCTCAAAGGGCTCAAGAATCCAAGCACCAAGGAAAGAGCTCAGATGATCCAGGATTACCAAGAAGCCGCTCGACAGCTCGGAGTTCCTGTCCAGGCTGTCCAAGCTACAACTTGGTACATTTGGAAGTACACAGGAAAGACCGCTCCTCTTCCCGTGGAGAAGGGTGTCTACGATGTATCCAAGTTCGTTGGGGCCAAGCCCGCAAACGATGTGGACGCCATCATGGAGGAGTTCCTGGACGAGTTCAATGCAATGGGCACGGGAGCCGTTCAAGGCTACACAGGACCCCTTGGAGCCGATCCTGAGCCTACCCACAAGAAGATGTGGAGCGACCCAAAGAACGAGGGGAAGGGCCCAAAGATGGAATACAACCCAATGCCTTCCGAGCTTTGGGAGATTGAGTGGCCTATCCAAGAAAACGTCCTCGACCAGATGGGGCAGAAACACGTTGGAGGAGCTTCCAGGAAGAGCCCTTACGGTGACACCTACGTTGGGTTCTCCTCTGGAAAGAATGAAGATGAATCGGGCCGGGAGAAGCAGAGCAAGATTGTCAAGAAGGTCAACAAGAACCTCGACAAGAAGCCCTATGCCCTCCATGATCCTCCCGGAATGGGAATCTCAATCACTCGACCTTCTTTGAAGGACAGAAAGTAGCTTCCCCGGTAACTTCTTCTCGGTCCGCACACTATGCTATCTCCATGACAGAGAAAGCACCAAAGCGTACTCGACGCAAGAACAGTGAACCAACCACTACAACCACAGAGCCCGCAGCACCCAAGCAGATTGTTTGGATTTCGGCCTCGGATCTGAAGAGAGTCCTTGAAATCATGTCCGTTGCTGATGGCATGACAATTCAGCAGGTCATTGATCGAATGAATGCGAAGATCACCGCCAAGGAGTTGATGATCTTCCCTCAGTTCTCGAAAGTTGCGGTGAAGTCGTGAAGCAATATCAGGAAATGCTCCGCCATATCCTTGAGAATGGCGAATACATTGGGAATGGCAGGACCAAGGAAGGCTACTACAGCGTGTTCGGCTACCAGAACCGCCGCGGGCCCTAGTGTTTGGTACTAAAACCAAAGCTACTCACTATGAAGCTAGTAACTCAATTCACTGGCAAGAGTTCCGGCGTTTACTCGATTACCAATCTGATAACAGGTCAGATATACTACGGTTCGTCTGTTGATATTGAAAGACGTTACAAGGCTCACTTCTACTTGCTCCGTATAGGAAAACATCCAAATCAGAAACTTCAGCGTTCGTGGAACAAATACGGGGCTGAGCAGTTTGTGTTTGGAGTGGTGAAGCTGGTGGAAGAAGAGATGCTCATTGAATGTGAACAGGAACATATTGACCTCCTCTTTGGTGAGGATTCTTCTTTCAACCTTTCGCCAACCGCAGGATCTACTTTGGGGTATCGGCATTCACCGGAGGCAAAACTGAAAATGAGTTGTGCTAGCAAGGCACAACTCAGAGGTGAAGAACGATACCAGAAAGTAAGTGCAGCTCTTACGGGCCGAAAAGGACACCCGCAAAGTCAAGAAACTAAAGAAAGGATACGGGCATCTCACATTGGTCGTGAATTCACCAAGGAGCACAGAGAAGCCATTTCTGAAGCAAAGCTTGGTCATGCTGTATCAGCGGAAACCCGAAAGAAATTGCGGGAACAAAACACTGGCTCCAATAATCCAAACTTTGGACTCAAAAGAAGCGAAGAGACTAAAGCGAAGATGAGAGAGGCTTGGAAGCGCAGAAAGGAAAACAAATGAGTGAACACATTGATGAAATCTATAAGCGTCTTCTTGAAGACATCCTAGACAATGGAGAGTTGATCCAAAATGGCAGAACAGCAGAGGCATATTATTCTGTTTTCGGAAGACAATATCGTGTAAGCCTCCGTGACGGATTTCCCTTGCTCACCACGAAGAGGGTTCCTTTCCGCTTGATTGCCTCGGAGTTGCTCTGGTTCCTTAGCGGAAGCAGCAACGTCAAGGACCTCCAAGCCCAGAATAACCACATTTGGGACGAGTGGGCCACCAAGGAGCAATGCGCGAAGTTTGGACGCGAAGAAGGCGACCTGGGACCTATCTATGGTCCTTTGTGGAGGAAGTGGGAGGCAATTGATAGCTCCCCCTCGCGCGCCACGGAATTCGATGTTCGAACTCCCGAAGATGTTGAAGAAATTGATGTTATTTTGTCAAAACTTGGTGTTCAGCATGGCCTCATACAGAATGGCGAAGCGAGTTCGATAACGATGGATAAGTACGACAGCATTATTAACTCCGCCCCATATTCGGCCCCACTCGGTCCAATGGACCCAAAAAAGGTTGTCGCGGAGATACCACCAAAGCGCTCTAAAATTGACCAAATTGCTCGTGTGATCGAGCGAATCAAGACGAATCCGTCTTGCCGCAGGTTGATTGTCACGGGTTGGAACCCTGCAACCTGCGATCAAGTGAGCTTGCCCCCATGCCATACCCTGTTCCAGTTCCGGGTGTCTCATGGTGGAACGAGGTTGAATTGCCAGCTTTACCAGAGGAGCGCTGATGCCTTCCTGGGAGTTCCATTCAACATCGCTTCCTACGCTCTCCTGACCCATATGATCGCCCAGGTGACGGGTTTGGAAGTTGGGGAGTTTGTCCATACCTTTGGAGACCTGCATGTCTATGAAACTCATCTAGAGCAAGTCAAAGAGCAATTGACGCGCGCCCCACTTCCGTTGCCTCAACTTTGGCTTGACCCATCAATCAAGAACATTGATGATTTCCGTTTGGAACACGTCAAGCTGAACGACTATCAGTCGCACGCAGCGATCAAGGGAGCTGTTGCTGTATAGGATACTTCCTGGATACAGGGTTCGCTTTGAGAGCGAGGTACTTCTCATGTTTCCTCTCAAGGTGGATCGCGGACCCTGTATACAGCCAATCCATAAGTTTCAATACCTGTCTGTTCCCGCAAACCATCAAGCGTTTGGCTTCCGTAGATTGCCCATCGTAACCGTTTTTCAGGCTGATAACCTGCGAGTTGATTCCAATGCCTTTGAAAAGGCTTTGTAGATCCTCGCAGAATGGTCCATTGCTTACGATGCTGAACAACCCATCTGTGATGCAGGAGACTTGGGTGGTTGGGAAGGAATACGAGCTCCGGGAAGCGACAGTTGTTCCTGAAAAGAGCAAAAACTACGTCGCTGCCAGCCACCTTTTGCCGTGGCACATTTTCTATACCAACGGATTGATTCAGCACTACCGTTGACTTCCTGGTGATGGTGGTTATGGTTCCACCATGAAACTCAATCTACCACTGGGATCTGAATATCGAACGGGCGACGGCGGGGGCCTTGCCTTCAAGGTGATTTCTGACGGACAGGTGGTCTGTACAGAACGAGCAGAGCACTGGAGCGGGTGGTTCGAGGTTGGCGGCTTGTACTCTCTTGAGGACAACGGCAACGTCGATTCCCCTGACTGGAAACTTCCATCTGCTTGGTCTTGCTTTCCTTGGATCACCCTCCGACCGGATGGTAAGATTTTCACTTGACGGGCTTGGAAAACGAATTAGGTTGAAAGAACAGAGAGAGCAGAGGAGAGAATCAAATGTGTATCATCGTTGTGAAGCCCGAGAAGGTCATGGTTTCGGCAGACAGTTTCCGCACCATGTGGAAGGCCAACTCGGACGGAGCGGGCTTCATGTACGCAACCGGTGACAAGGTTGTTGTCTCGAAGGGCTTCATGAAGTTCAACGAGTTCTGGGATGCGTACCAGGAAGCTGGACCGCTTCGCAAGATGGTCGTGCACTTCCGTATCAAGACCCACGGCGACGTGACACCCGAGAATACTCACCCGTTTTGGGTCGTGAAGAACAAGCTCGCTCTTGCTCACAACGGCATCATTCGTTCGCTGACCAACCTCACTTCCGCCAAAGAGAGTGATTCGGCAGTGTTCGCGAGGATGCTTGCAGAGAACTACAAGAATCCGGCTTCGATCTTGAAGAACTCCTTCATTCGCGCCACCCTGGAGGCTTACATTGGCTACTCCAAGGTTGTTTTCATGAACTCCGATGGCGAAACCATCATCCTCAACGAGCACATGGGAACGTGGCACAAGAACGTGTGGTACTCGAACGACTCGTTCAAGGGTCCACAAGTCCTCATGAACAGCAAGGTTCCGAGCACCGGAAAGGGCAAGGGTCAGAAGACCAAGACCTCTGACTTCCAGAAGGAGCTCGACGCGATCTTCGAGAGGTTTGGGAAGGATGCTGTCACGGACGGAGCTTCTTTCAAGCCCAATGCTCCGCTCACTGGCCCGAAGCTGATCCAGGCTCCTGAGCACTTTGCTCCCACAGCAAAGCCAGTCACTCCTCCGAAGAAGGATGGCAAGCCCACCACGGTCTTCCACGATGATGAAATCTTCAAGGAAGACCACGAGCTTGCAGCGGCGATGCAAAGCTGGAAGAACTGATCGCTGTGCTGAGGAACATTTTCCCAGCCATAGCGTCGCAAATTGTAGCGATCCAACCGATGAACCGACCTGCTGGGCTGGTTTTCTACTTGAATTACAGGCACAAGTCACCTTTTCGATTCACGGTGATCAAACTGAAATTGCAGGTTGACCAACTTCATCCTACTGCTGGAGGTTGAGTTTCAACCGAGCGCGACTCTCTATGGTATGATGGAAACAAAAGTAAGCTTGATTGTGGCTGCGGACGATGATGGGGTCATTGGGCACCACGGCTCTCTCCCTAGCTGGGATGCTCCTGGGGACCTGAAAAGGTTCAAGGAGCTCACTCTTGGGAAGAGCGTTATCATGGGTCGTAAGACTTATGAGTCCATTGGAAAGCCACTTCCAAACAGATGGAATATCGTCCTGAGTCGTTCTCTTCTTGAGGGTACTGGCATTCACATTGCTAGGTCCTGGGAAGAGGCATTGGGACTTGCAACTCTTTTCTCCCAAGGAGCCGAGGTTATGGTGATTGGCGGAGCTGACATCTACAGTCAAGCTCTCCCATTTGCCTCCAGGGTATACCTTACAAGGGTATACGGACGGCATCCAGGTGATGCCTTTTTCCCTTCCCTTGATACCACAAAGTGGAAGATTGTTGAGAGCAAAGTCCTCTCAACACATTCGTACCTGATTTACGACCGCATCGGTTAACTTTGGGTCGAACAGGGACTACGGTAGTCCCCATGACAAAGGAAAACTACGAATCGCTCGGCCAGAGGGTCGGAGCACTTGTTGACGTGAAGAACGCTGCCTATGGATCTAGCTTTGACGACGCAGGGGAGTTCTTGCGTTTGCTCTATCCAAATGGAATCCAACCTTCTCAGTACGGTGACGCTCTGGCGTTGGTGCGCATCTTCGACAAGATGAAACGAATTGCGACTGACAGGGATGCCCTTGGAGAGTCTCCCTACCAGGACATTGCTGGATACGGCCTGTTGGGCCTTAGAAGGGTCGAGAAAGCCCGAAGCCAACTTGAAGCTGACGTAGGCCGTGTTTCAACTCTTCCTCCTCCTCCTCCGCTCCCTACGATGACAGGTGGCTCCTTGGCTGCTATGGTTGCCAATGGGATTCTTGAATCGGCTGCTAACCAGAAGGCTCCCGTTGGTGGAGTTCAGTTTACCGGGAAGAAAAGGAAGAAGAAGCTGTGACGTTCTACGAGATCCTGGGCATTTCGCCTGAAGCTACCCCCGAAGAGATCAAGGCTGCTTACAGGGAATTGGCAAAGAAGTACCATCCCGATCGCAACCCTGGGGATAGTACGGCGGAAGCCAAGATGAAGGAAGTCAACGAAGCGTACTCCACTCTTTCTGATCCACAGAAGAGGCAGGAGTATGACTATTCCTTGAACGGGCCTGCATTTGACCCATTTGAGTACGCTTTCGCCAATGCTTTCGTCAATAGGACAATCAGGACTGGCATCACCATCGACATTTCAATCAAGGAAGTCCTTGAGGGTGGCGAGAGGGAAGTGCCGATCAACTTGGTTAAGACTCGTCGTGTCGGCAAAGGGCTTGAATCCACTCCATACGAGCACATTCAGAAATTCAAGTTCCCGAAGGGTTGCAGGGATGGCATTTCCTTGATTTTCCGAGAGGAGATTGAAGGAACTCGTGTCGAACTGATTGTTTCCTTCCGAGTCAATGGACCATACAAGTTCGGCCACAATGGCGATGTTCTCACGGCTGTGCCGGTTGATTACCCAACCTTGGTTCTTGGTGGAACCAAGACTGTAACACTCCTTGATGGGACTAAGAAGGAGTTGAAGATCCCTGCTGGGTTTCAACCCCTGTCTCCCATGAGGGTTGCCGGTGGTGGAATCCCAAGGGGGCCCAACGAGACCAGGGTCGGGGATTTGATCATCCGAATCGACCTGGAAAACTCTATTCCAGAGAACATCCCCGCGGAAGCCCTGGAAGCCCTGAAGCTTTACAAGGAAAGGCTTGAACAAGTCGCGAAGCAGTAAACACTCTAGCCATGACTAAGGAAAAAAGCAATGACTAAGAAGGTCTACAAGTTCAGCGACCAAGTAGTTGGTCAAATCCGTGAGCTCTTGACAATGTGCATCATCACGCAACAGAGCGTCGTTGATCACTGCCGAGCTGTCCGCCTTGAGGAAAGCGAAGCGAATCCTGGCGTTCTGATCCTTTCGGAGGATTACGTGAAGGGTTGGAACGAGATGGGCGAAGCTCTCCAGAGGCAAGCCGAGGAGAAGGCAAGGGCTCAAGTTGTTACACTGGCTACCGATGAAGTTGAGGAACCAGAGGAAGACATTGTGATTTCTCGCGATCCGACAACTGGTAAGCTTGTTGGCAAGCGGGAGAAAGCTCAGGCCAACTGATGGCAACTGTGCGCGAGCTCATTCGTGCTCGTCACGATGCTGTGAGAGGGAAAGGCGTGGATTTCACTTTTTCCTTGACTTTCACACCAGAAGCGATGCACGAGATCGTGGCTATGGGAGATGAGTTCAACCGGATGTACAACTACACGGTTGGATTCATTCCGGGCTCCAAGACGAAGTTGATTTGCATTTCTTTGAAGGAAAGACGATGAACAAGAAGGAACTCCTTGCAAAACTAGAGCTCTCGGACGCTTTCGAGGACTTCTCTGCCGTCCCAGGAACTCGCCTTTGGGGTTGGAACGGAGACAGGCAAATCTTCCCAGGTTTGGTGAGTCATCTCCGTCCCAAGTTGATCATTGAGGTTGGTAGCTGGATGGGATTGAGCGCAGCCAACCTTGCGAACTCCTGTACAGCCTTGGACCTTGACACGGCTGTGATCTGCATTGATACTTGGCTCGGTTCGAAGGAGCACTGGAGAGATCCTGAGCTCAAGAAGCACCTTGAAATGGAGAATGGCCGCCCAACCTTCTACAAGAGGTTCTTGAGCAACATGATCCAAGCCGGGTGTGCTGACAAGATCGTTCCATTGTCGATGCCAAGCCAAATTGGAGCTTCCTTTTTGCGGGACTTCGAACTCCAGGCTGATTTGATCTACATTGATGGAAGTCACGACGAAAAGGATGTGTATGACGACCTTATCGCTTATTGGGAGCTACTATCTCCTGGCGGCGCTATTTTCGGTGATGATTGGCCTTGGGATAGCGTGGCTAATGCTGTCAAGGCATTCTGCGCGGAAGTAGGCGTTCCCTATCAGGTAAACGACATTAACTGGATCATCCGTAAGTGAATTCGGTCCCCTACTTAGTTGTGTGGAAGTTTCATACAACCAGCACAGCAAGAAATCCGGCATTTACAAAATCACTTGTCGCGCGAACGGAAGCTTCTATATCGGAAGCTGTAAAGAGTTCAAAAGGCGACTTCGGGGGCATTTGTCCTCTTTGAGGAGGGGAACACATCACAGCAAGAAAATGCAAAACTGCTTCAACAAGTATGGGGAAGGTAGTTTCGTATTTGAAGTGCTGGAGGTGATGGAAGCATCTACTGAATTGCAGCGACAGCAAAAAGAGCAGGAATACCTAGACGCACTTTGGTGCTCGGGCATCTTGAACATTCGCAAGAAAGCTGACCGAGCTTCTTATGAACCTTCACGCTCTTTGACCTTTAAGGAAAACTGTCGCTTGCGCGCCCTAACAAATCCCAACATGATCGCTTCTCAGTTCAAAGCAGGTCATCCGGGGCACAAAGGTGAGAAGAATCCAATGTATGGGCGTCCAAGTCCAACAAGAGGTAAGTCTCTCACACAGGAGCACCGCCAGAAAATCGGACTTGCAAATCACGCGCGCATGAAAGAAAAGTGGCAAACACCCGAGTATGTCCACGGGATGCGAGAAGCTCATCTCGGAAAGCATTCGTCGCCGAGAACGGAGTTCAAACAAGGGGAAGTGCGCCACTACTTGCACGTCAAAGACATTTTACTTTACTCTCCAACTGGCGAAGTTTTCTACGAGGTTGTGAATGTGAAACAGTTCGCTCTTGCTCATGGCTTGTATGCCGCAAGGCTGTCACTACTGCTCAAAGGCAAGTTGAAGCAGTACAAAGGTTGGACGTGTGTCAAGGCGTTCTGCGCCGAGGTAGGAGTTCCTTACCAAGTGAACGACATCAACTGGGTCATCCGTAAGTCGGCTGATCCCGAGTGATCAAGCTCTGAAAAAGTCCAGGAACATTTCACGGAGCGTTTTCACAAAACCACTCTTTTCTTCTTGAGCTTCGCTGTCCTTATCGACCTGAGCAAGCTTGAGCAGCGCCGACTTGGCAACAGTAATAGCAATTGGAGCAAGTGGTAGGTTGTCTCCATACCTTGCATTGCTACGGACGGGGTCCTTTCCAAGCTCCACAAAGATGATTGGATTGCTGGACTCGTCGTAGAGATGTGTTGGGAGTCCAACAACCTTCTCATCGTAGAGGAAGACGTAGAAGGTGGCTACCTTACCATTGATCGGCTGTGGAACCCTTGAGCCAATGTAAAGCAGGGCGGTCTCGCTGCTGTTAATGTTCACAAGTCCTCGATACGACAGGATATCGGCTGAAGCCATACCGTCGAATTCGAACATCGCCACCGGGAAATCCCCAATGATGTAGAACAGCTTGCCTTCGTCACTTGCGGAGAACCTATTTGTCGTCATCTTCCTGCTTTACTCTCTGGTACTCAAATGTCTTCTTGATGTTCTTGGCGAACCACTTCCCAAGACTCTCTCCACCCAGCTCAGCCAGTCTTTGAAGCTCCTCTGCAACCTCTTCAGGGACAAAGAAGTAGTCATAGACGTAGCCGCTCAAGAAGAAGACCCGGAGAATCCTCTCTTCCTTATCATACTGGAAAGAGTGAAGAAGGGAACTGCCCTTGCATCGCACTGGTTCGGCCATCCCCACATTTGCTTTTCAAGTTTCTCAATTGTCTGAATGTCGACCTGAATAGATTCCAGATTAAGTTTACAAAACTGGAACCTTCTATTCGCCTAACATCTCGTAATCACTTGGGAAAGATGGTGAAAATGCACCGGAGAAATAATATTTCCCTTGACCCCGGCGAAACAGACATTATTCTTGAATAGAGGTGTTCAGATGAGTCTTGCCTTCCAACGGAACGAACGTCGTCGCTGTTCTCGCTGTGGTTTGCCCCTGGAAGACCCGGCGAGTGAAGAAAGGGGCTATGGTCCCATTTGTGCAAGGAAGGATACCCACCTTTACGCAAG